ATGGAACTGAAAGGCAGCGATCTCGGCGACTACAGCGAGCCGTACCGCGGCTTCGAGATCGAAGTGAAGACCGAGCAGGTCTGGGACGGCGAGCACGTGCACTACCGCGTGCTGCAAGGCGATGCGGTACGGATCGACTGGCGGCTCGTGAAGGTCGACGGGCTGCTGCTGACCGAGCGCCGGGTGATCGAGCGCGTACTGAACGAGGCGCGGCGCGCGGTCGATGCGGAGCTTGCCGGCGACCCGGGTGCATAGCGCCGGGCGAGCAGGGCGCCGGTTGCGGTAAAATCGCGGGTTGCTTCCTGCGCCGCTCGTTGCCCGAAATCCATGTCCGTTTCGTCTTCGCTTCCTCCCCGCCGCGTGTCCGTGGCGCCCATGCTGGACTGGACTGAGTAAAACAAGTAGACGCCTTATTTTTCGCGGGTGGCGCCTCATCGTGTTTTATCGCGTAGCACTGATGTAGGACTGATCGTCGAAAAAAATGCCCCGCGCGAGGCGGGGACGATTGTGATCGGATGGGCGGACTGACGTCATCCACATAGCTGCTGGCACTCTTTCACGGCGGCCGCGCGACGCTTGTCGATGTAGTCCGCGAGGTCCTCGACGTGGACGCCTTTGGCCGATTTCTTCGAGCCTTCCATGCGTAACAGCGGCAGAGCGATTTCGCCAGCGTTGACCTTGCGCACGAACTGCTCTGGCGTCAGGTGCGAGAAGTAGTCTCGACAGACGAGGTCGACCGGCACGACCGCCTGACCGTCATATTGCGCGAGCAGAAGAAAGGCGGTTTTCACTGTTCGATCCTCCTGAATTCGATCACCCAGAGCCAGGGATTCGCATCCCATCCGTAGCCGCGTGCGGCGTTGAGTCCGTCCCAGAGATCGCGGAACGCGCGAATGCTCGGCGGCCGGTCGGCGCCGGCGCAGTAGCCGCGCGTGTGGTGATCCTCGATCGTCACGCCTTCGGCGCGGGCGTCCGATTCGCTGATGCTCTGCAGGCGCTCGGCCCGCACGCCGGTGATATCGAGCGTGATGCGCGCCATTGAGCGCGGCATGTGGATGGCGGGGCGCTTGCGCAGTTCGTACGGCTCGATGTAGTCGGGATCATCCGATTCGCCCCAGCCCCATGCTGCCGCGTGCGCCCCTTCGTCCGACTCGACGAAGACTGGTCCCACATAGCCGTTACGTTCCACGTCGTATGTCGTCTCGCGCACCCATAGGCGGTCGCCAGGCTCACCGTGCGGACACGGCAGCTGGCGGCACTGATCGTCGCCGCGCAGCGCCCACCAGACGCCGGTGTTCGCGTCCTCGAATCCCCAGCATGCCGGGTCATTCCAGTCCGGGCCGCCCTTCGGGCCGCCGCCGATGAAATCGATGCAACTGCGCTTCGGGATGGCGATGCGGCGCGTCTGCGTCTTGCGGCCTTCGAGGATGGCGCGCACCATCGGGCCGCTGAAAAGGATCGGGCGCTCGGTCATGCCGCGACCTCGGTATTTTCCGGCGATTCGGCCAGCTTCTCCAGGCGGCGCGCGATCGAATGGCAGATTGCCGGGAAGTCTGCCGCACGCCAGTAGGTCGCGTTCCGCGTTACCGCAATAGGCTTCGTGCCGAGCGATTTCAACAGGTTGGCACTGACCGTGAAGCCGAGCGTCTGGCACACGTCGGTCGTGGTCATGATCGGCTCGGAATGCAGGGTGGGAATCAGGTGCGTTTTCATCGTGCGCTCCAGTTGATAAGTGGCGTGTCGTACGACAGCATCAGGGGATGCTTCGGGTCTCCCGCGGCGGTCAGGCCGAATACCTTCACCGGCTTGCCAGAGGCCCGCAGCATTTCCGCGACGGCGTCGAGGCGCGGGCGCAGGCACTTCGGCAGCTTGCCGCGATCGCCCCAGCAGGGGACGAGCTGGTCAGCGTCCGCGATGATCTGCGCGAGGTGCATGTCGTTCTCGGGACCGATCGGGTCGACGATGGCCGCGAGGTCGCGAACGTTCGGCGAGCGGAAGGCGAACGGATTCCCGGCGATGTACTTCCGCGCGCCCCAGCGGGCGGCAAAGCCGGTCCATTTCAGATCGGTCTGGTCGCGAACGCTGGCGTCGGCGCGCGACGGGTTCACGCCGAAGAAGGCGACGACGATCCCGGTCGGCGCGACTTCGCGCTCGAGACGATAGCGGTAGCCGCAGCAGGGGCTGATGATCGCGCTCATTGGCTGGCTCCCACCGGGTCGCTGTCGATCTCGTCGTCGGAGTCATCCGTCGGGAACAGAGCCATCGCCTCGTCGCAACGAGCGAGGATCGACTCGGCGTTCTTCCGCAGCGCGGCGATGCCGCCATACGAGCGCAGCGCGCCCGTGGTCAGCACAGCCTTCACCGCGCGCCCGATCTCCTCGCTATTGCTCCAGCGCCCGATCTCCACGCCGCTGCAGCGCTCGATATCCGCGATCTGCTTGCGGAGGTCCGCCAGTTCGTCCGTACGGCGTTCGATCTCGCGCTGGATGCGCTTCTCGTCATGCTCGCGCAGGCGCGCCAGTTCCGCGTGCACGGCAACCCGAACGACGTCTTCGTCGGCGGCGCTCGCGCGGCGCATCAGCGCGGCGACGAACTGGCGCGTGACAGGCTCCGATTCGAGCTTCGGCGCGGCGACGATCTCGCGCAGCGTGCCTTCCGGCTTGACCTCGTAGTGGCCCCATGTCGGCGGTAGCTCGCCGTCCTTCAGCACGCCGGCCGGCGCGACGATCCACCAGTGGTCGCAGTAGCGCTGGACCGGCGCCGACTTCGACGGGTCCTTCAGTTCGCGCAGCCAATCGGAACGGGTGACCTTCACCTCCATCCCGTGTATCGCGAGGCCGCGCGACGGCCACAGGTTCATGGCGACAGCGTCGGCCCAGCGGCTGTGCCGCGCGCCGGTCGCGTCGGCCACCTCGAAGAACAGCGCCCACTCGGGGGCGCAGAAGCGCGAGCGCAGCGCCGCCTTCACGTCAGCGGTTTGCATGTGCACCTCCTGCGCGAGCGACGAGCTTTTGCTTCAGCTCGAACCGGATGATGGCCCACTGGTCCGCGTTGAATTCGGACTGTGACGACCCGACAGCCAAGCTGTCGATCAGGTCGGCCTCCGTCACCTTGCCGCTCGGCTGCTGCGTGGGGGCGAGAAGGGCGCGGGCGAATTCCAGATAAGAACTCCCCTCGAAGAACAGGTCGGTGATAGCGTCGTCGCCGTCGACGAACGAAGTCGCGTGCTGCCGCGCTGTAGCGGCAATTTGATCGTCTGTCAGGCTCGCCACCCTCGCAGCGGGCGGCGCGGTGTAGCACTGATACGATCCGTCCGGCAAATCGCCGTAGTAGTCGAAGTCCGTGTTCACCATACTGTCGGCACCACGGAAGCGCTTTACGGTCAGGCAACCCACCGCCTCCCCCGCATCGGCGGGGGCGCTGATCGCACCGTCCCACGTGTCCGCCATTCCGCGCGTCTGGATCGCTGCTACGCCATTCGTCGGCACATCGGCTGGTCGCCAGATCGTGCCGCAGGCGTGGCAGAGATGCGAGCGATGCGGCGGGTTCGCCCACTGCACGTCGTCACGGATTCCGTTGCCTGTGTCGATGTCGCCGACTTCCGGGCCGTCGATATGCTGCGTGCCGCACTTGGGGCAGAACAGCAACATATCGACCGGCTCGCGCGCCTCTGCCGGTGCGTCGGCCTGCGCGGGTTGCGGGGCGCGAGGGCGTGCCGCAATCATGGCGCAATACGCGATACCGATTTCGTCGGCGCTGAACGGGTAGTACAGACCCTCGCCATCGGGAACGCCAGCAGCAGCGCCAGATTCGATCATTGCGTCGGTCGGCTCGATCGGCACTAGCGCATAGCCTGCCGGGATTGACGCAGCGGGTGATGCTGCCGCGCGGGCTTCTTCGAGCGCGTCTCGAACCGCTTCACATGCACATTCCATCGCAATCCGTTCAGATTGCGCGTATGGCATTGGCATTCCGGTATCCCACTTTCCTTGGTAGTCGTTGAGCGCCGCAAGAGCGACATCGAACGCCGCCCGCTCGTCGGCCGGCTCTCCTGCGGACAATACTGCTGCACGGTCGGCGCGACGCTGCGCCATTTCCGCCAGTTTGGCGTTTGATTCGGCAAGCGCCTTCCACTTCTTTGCGTCTTCTTCGAGTCGCATGACGTATGCTATGTTGCGCGCCGCAGCCCGGCGCGCTTCGTTTCGCTGGTGCGCGCCGCAGATGCAGTTCTCGTCACCCAACCCACCCGCAGTTATACAAACAGCGCTATGTGGCTCGTCGGCCGGCGCTGCTGCTGGCTGCTCGATGTTCTTTTCCGTGATCGCATCGCACCGCGCCAGAAATCCTTCCATCTCCTTCAGCGTCTGCGCCCTCGACACAGCGAATACGTCTCGCTTGCACGGGCCAGTACCGCACCCCAGCGAGCACTCGGCATCAGCGATTGCGCATACACGGACGGCAGCGCGGCTATGTTGTTGGTCGTTCATGGTGGTGTCCTCTGTTACGCCGCGACGTGTGCAATCTGCTGTTCGTGGGAGAAGTTCGCGCGGATCAGCGCGTCCGCGACGTCAGGGCACACGCTGTTGCCGATCATGCGCACCTGCGCCGACTTCGACAGCGGCTTGCCGTTCACGACCGGGTCGAGCACGTAGTTGTCGGGGAAGCCTTGGGCGCGCGCGAGCTCGCGAGGCGTGAGCATGCGCATGCCAATGTCGACGATCGCGTAGTCCTCGCCGTGGATCGTGACCAGGCCGAACCTGTCGTGCGTCGGCACGGTGTGCAGCGGCTCGCGCGGATCGATGCCGTCTTTCTCGTTGCCGTAGTACTTGATCAGGAACGCGCGTACTTCCGCGTGGTGCATGCCGCCGGCGCTGATCGTGTGCAGCGGCTCGTCGACCGGCGAGCCGTCTCGGCAGGTACCGCGCAGCTTGACCAGGTGCGACACGGTGACAGCCGTGTCTGCCTTGGCCGTGATCGTCGCCGTTGGCTCGCTGGCGTCGCGCGGCCGTGACTGGGCGGCGCGGCCACCGCAGCCGACGAGCTGCGCCGTCACCAGGTGGTGATGGTCCTGCGTCGTGATCGTGCTGATCGGCGCGTCGAGCGGAGCGCCCGGCGACTCGTGGCCTCCGTAGTGCTTCGCGAGGAAGGCTGAGACGAGCGCATGCTTTGCGCCGCCGGCAACGACCGTGCCGAGCGGCTTGTCGATGCCGGGCGCGCGTGGTGCCTGCCCGGGCCGCTCGCCGTAGCCGGTCTGGATCAGCGTCGCGCCGGCGAGATATTCGGCCGGCACGATGAACGGGTCGTCCGCGTTGACGACGAACTTCATGATGCCGCGCGCGATGCGGCGCAGCGTCGCGTCTTTCAGCGGCCGCTCACGCTCGAAGATCGACGGACAGGGGATCGACCAGTCGATGCAGTCGGCCGCCGTGCGCCACGGTTGCAGCTTGCCGGCGCGTACCGCCGCGCTCTTCGGGTCTCCATGCGTCGGCGCAGGCCATATGATCGGCAGCCCGTCGCGCCGCGCGAAGAGGTACAGCCGCTTGCGGATCGTCGGCGCGCCGAGGTCACACGCGCGGAGCACACGCCATTCGACCTTATAGCCGAGGCCGGCCGCCAAGCGCTCCATCGGGAAGTCCGCGCCGAGCGTCTGATAGATCTCCGGCGTATCGGGATGGTCGGCAGGCAGTCCTGTCGTCAGCGCCGCGACGAACGCGCGGAACGTGCGACCCTTCTCGGACTTGACCGGGCGGCCGTCCTCGCCGAGCGGCCCCCAGTCCGCGAACTCCTCGACGTTTTCGAGGGCGATCGCGCGCGGGTATTGGAACGTGGCCCAGCGGAGCGTGACCCATGCGAGACCGCGGATCTTCTTCTCACGCGGTTTGCCGCCCTTCGCCTTGCTGTGGTGGGTGCAGTCTGGGCTGAACCACGCGAGGCCGATCGGCCGCTGCTGCGTCACGAATCCGGGGTGGATCTCGAACACGTCTTCGCAGAGGTGCTGCGTTTCCGGGTGGTTCGCGGCGTGCATCGCGAGCGCTTCACCGTCGTGGTTGATTGCGATGTCGACCGGTCTTCCGAAGGCGCGCTCGATACCTGTGCTCGCGCCACCGCCGCCGGCGAAGTTGTCGACGATCAGTTCGCTGCCGAGATCGAGCGGCAACGTCAAGGAATCACGCTTCATGTGCTGGTCTCAATTCGGGAAAAAACAGGGCGTCATCCAGACCGCCCCTTCGAATGCCGCGCGGACCGAGGTGTGCCGCGCGGGACGGCTCTGTTTGGTCAACCTGGCACGGACTCGTCGTCCTGCTGCGTCGTCGCGTCAGCGCTCGCGAGATACGCGCGCCAGCCGATCTTCCCGTGAGGCGTCAGGAAGCCCCACGAGTTCGTGCGGCGGCCCATGATGAAGATCGACTTCGCGATCGTCGCCCGCGGGAGGATCAGGCGATGGAAGTCGCCCGCGCGGCGGATGACAACCGCGCCCGGTCCGCGCCAGTAGATGCCGAAGTCGTTCAGGTACAGGTGGTCGCCGGCGCGCTCGGGCGCAATCCACGATTGCTTGATCGTCTCCAACGCGCCGCGGTACATCAGCGGGCAGCTCAGCGCGAACCGTGTCGGCTCGAACACTTCCCAGTAGCCGCCCTCGAGCACGATCGAGATCGACCACGACGGGTGATCGTGCAGGTGCCGGTCGCGGTCGCTGCGCAGGATCGTGTGCGCGCGGATCGCGATGCGGCGGCAGAGCCATCGGTACAGCAGCCCGGCGCGCGGCGGCGCGGCATCCTTCCATGCCGGGTTGTCGCGGTTTCGTTCGACGCTGCGCGCGCCGAGAATCCAGTTGCGCAGCATGTAGCCGGGCAGGTCGAAGTAGGGCGTCCGCGCTGCGCGGCCGTGCACGCGCAGCAGCATCGACGTCATCCAGTTCGGGATTGAGCGGATCATGGTGGTGACCTCGTAGCGTGAGCGGCGCGCGCTTTACGCGCTCGTGATCTTCTCGACGTTGATCGAGTCGAGGAACGCGAGCAGGCGACGCGTCTCATCCGGCGAGAGCTTGATTTCCTTGCTGCCCTTGGCGATCGACAGCACGCCGTTGGAGAAGAAGCCGAAGGTGAACGACGGATCCGCGCTATCGCCTTCGGGAGCGGTGGTGCGCGCGCCGCGCGCGAGCGTGACGATCTGCTTGGTGCCGTCGACCTCGCGAATCAGCGACTGCATCGGCCAGTACGTGAACACGTCGCGGAAGCCGTCGACCTTCTTCGTGTCCTTCTTGACCTTGCCCGCGTCGACGTACTTCACGAGCCGCGACTGCACGTCGGCTGTCGCGAGCCCGACTTCGCTCGCGATCTCGGCGGCGGTTCGTCCCGGATGGTCGACGATCACCTGCAGGATCTGTTCGATGGATGGCATGCTTCTCTCCTTCGCGTGTGGTTGGTCAATCCGACGAGTCGACGACTTCGCTATACCCGCACGTCTTGCAGGTATAGCGATGCAGACAGTTGCCGACCCTCCTGCTTTCCATGACGTGCTTGCAGCCGAAGCGGAACACCTTCACCGTGCCGGCCCAGTAGTCGCCGATCAGCGCATAGCCGATCTGGTCATGCATGAAGAGCAGCCGCGCGTCCCCGAGCTTGGTGCGCAGCCAGCCACTCGCGATCGGCGAATGGCGGAAGAACTGCGACTTCGCGAGGTCGGCCCAAGTGATCTCGGTCCATCCGTTCGGGAGCACGTCACACGCGCACCGATGCGTCGGATGTAGCTCCGTGCCGATCGAGGTGCCCCAGTACGTCGTTTCGATCTGGGCGCGGAACGTGACATCGGCACCGCTGATTTTGTCGAGCAGCATGTCAGGCCTCCGTCGTCTTCGGCAGCGTCGCGTCGAGGTGCCGGATGCGCGCGACGATCGCGTCGGGGATGCGGATCGCGCGGGCGCCGCGCATCGCCGCGAATGCCGGCCGCAGCAGGTTGCGATCGTTCTCCGACAGCTCTGCGTGCTCGAGACGTTTGAGCGCGCGCCAGAGCGGGTCTTGGGTATCAGTCATTTCTGACGTTCCTCGTTGATGACAGCGACCACGCGGTCGCACATGTCAATGTCGAACCAACCCACATGGCACTCACCGACGGCGATGCCGAGCCGAGCCGCGAGCCAGCTGTACGCTTCGGTGCGCGACATGCCGTCGCGCTGCCAGAGCGGGTTGAACGCGGCCTTCGCGCGCATGCGCGCCGCGCGCGTGTCCGCATCCGCCAGCGTGCCGAGCGGGATCGCGGTGAACGGGTGCATGCCGACATACGCGCGGCAGCCGCCGCACAGGTACGCCCACGGCCAGTCACCGAAGTCGCGGCCGTAGATTTCGCTGTTGCGTACGATCTGGACGTCGGTGCCGCAGAAGCGGCAGACGGTCGGCGCGGGCAGCGGATTCAGCACGCGGCGGATCGCGCGGCGCGATGGGTTCCACGGCGTCACGGGCTCGTGCTTCGGCGTGATTCCTGCGTTCGCAAAGGCGCTCTTCATGGCGTTCATTTCCACGTTTTCCCTTCAAGAATCGCCCAGACAGTTCCTTGCGCGAGACCGAATTCGCGAGCGAGTGCCATAGATCCGTCAGTGCGGCTGTACGGTTTGAAGCGGCGCCGGATCTCGGCGGCAATCTCGGGAGTCGCCTTGGTGTTTGCCGGCTTGTTTCCGGTCGGATGGCGCGCGCGACCTTTGATGATCATGTCTCGCATGTTGTCGCGCCGCGTCCCGAGGCTCAGGTGAGCCGGATTGATGCACTTCCTGTTGTCGCAGGAGTGCATGACATCCTGCGCATCCATGATCGGCGTGTTGTGCAGTTCGAACGACACCCGATGCGCGAGCCGATTCTTTCCCTCATGCCAGACTAGGCCGTAACCGGCCTTGCAGATGTGGCCGGTGAATTCGAGGCAGTCGCCAACCTTGACGACTCGGCGCATCAGGCTATCGATCGTCGCCATGATCAGGCCTCGCGCGACGGCGTGAATCTGCGGACGGCGCGGGCGCGCAACTCGTGGCCCTGGCGGAAGTCGCCCTGGCTGCCGCCGCCGAAGCCCTGGCACCACGCCCAGCCGGAGTTTTCCGAGTGCTGTTCGGCCGACCAGTAGGCCCGTTCCTGAAACTCACCCTTCAGGTTAGCGAAGAGAAGCGACTGCTCGCGGCGCGTCGGAAGCTCGCCACCGCGTTCGGCGGCCCATGCCTTCGCGTCGCTCCAGTTGATGTCGTCCGCATCGCCGGGCAGCAGGATCAGGTAGTGGCTCAGAGATCCGTCGTCGTTCAGGATCGAGCCAGCGAATCGCTCGCCGGCCGCGAGCGGGATCGTTGCCGCGTCGATGCGATATTCCGTGGCGTGCGCCTGCGTCTTGAACGCCTCGATCATTGCGTCGATGCGCTCTTGATCCGCCTTGATGCGTGCCTGTTCGGCGTCGATCTGTTCAAGCGTGATCGTCATTGCGATGCTCCGTTGTGAATGGGTGAAGGGTTAAATCGACAATCTGCGGACGGCGCGGGCGCGCAACTCGCTGACCTGGTGGATGATGCACTGGTCGCCGTAGCCGAAGGTCTGGTACCAGGCCCAGCCGGCGTATTCGGGGTCGTCGTCAGGCGTGTTCGACCAGTACGCGTCCGGCTTGAACTGATCGCGGCACTTCTCGTACGCGATCACGAGCTCAGCACGCGTCGGCAGGTCGCCGCCGATCGACTTCGCCCAGTCCATCTGCTGTTGCCACGACGCGCGGTCGTGATCGCCGGGCAGCAGGATGGTGTGCGTGACGTCACCGTTCGCGTCGACGAAGCCGCCGAGGTAGACCTCGCCTTCGGCGAGCGGGGGAAGTTGGATCTGTTGCATGATTTCTCCGTAGTGGAAGTGGGGCTCTGCCGCCAGCGCGGTTGGAGAACCGCGCATCACGCCTATTCCTGTCGCGCCAGCGGCTTCGCCCGTTCGGTTACGCTTGCGCGCCGTTGCCGACCGCGTTCATTGCGTCCTTGATCTGCTGCACGCGCTCTTCGTCGAAGGCGTCGGCCTGTCCGTTTTTGCTGCCTTTATTGAGGCGCCCGGCGCGCGCCGGCTTCTCGACCTTCTCGGGTTGCGCGGTCGAATCGTCCTCGTCCGGATCCGTGTCGATCGTCGCGGTGATCTCGCTCTGCAGAGCCGTGCAGATGCGCGCGACGTCTGCCTCGTCCGGATGGCACTGGATGCGCGCGTTGAACGTCACCGTGCCGCCTTCTTTCGGGTAGAACTTGATCTCGTTGATCTTCGCGTCGCGCATCACGATGTCGTCTGCCGAGTCGTCGCCGTGGTGCACGCGGAACAGGCCTTCCTCGAACTTCTCGGCCCACTTGATCGGCGCGACCAGGTGCTCGAAGCGCAGGTTCGGGAAATCGGTCACGCGCTCGACGCCGTCGAGATCGTCCTGCGCCGGGCCGGTCGGAGACTTCCAGTAGAACGTCTCGATCAGCCTGCCATCGAGCTTGTCGAGCGCGCGGTTCGACTGGTTGAACTCGAGGCCGATGTCCATCGCGAGGCGGTGTTCCTCGCCGTGCAACTCCTGCCGGACGTTGACGCTGTTGAGCTTGACCTTGATCTTGAAGAAGCGGAATTCGGACATGACGATCCCTTCAGGTGAAAAAGCGGTTACGCAGCGGCTTCGAGGCGCGCCAGTTCGGCCTGGAAGTCGAGGGTGACGAGCAGGGCGGCCGTCTGCGCATGCGTGGCGCCGTAGTGCTCGGCGAGGATGTGAATCACATCCGCGGCGGTCGGCCGCGGGATGCGGCGCGGCGCGGCGGCGCGCGCGGCTCCGGCCGGCGGCTCAGCGACGCGCGGCGCGGTAGAGGCAGATTGAGCGGCGGCCGCCGGCGCTGCGGCCTGCGCCTGATTGGCGGCTTCGGCCTGCGCGGCCGCGCGTTGCGCTTCTGCTGCCTCGTCGGCCTTCCGCTTTTCTTCCTTCGCGGCTTCCTGCCGCTTGTGCTCGTCGATGCGCGCGTTCACCGCGAGCTGGAAGTCGTCAGCCGGTTTCTGGATGAGCTGCTGCAGGTCGCGGAACAGGAACGTGTGCTCGCTGGCGTGCGTGCGGTACCAGTCGAGCTTCGCGCGCAGCTCACGCGCCGCGGCGTCGGCCGCGATCTTTCCGTTCGCGACTGCGGTGTCGATCGCCTCGTGCAGGATCGCGAGCGTGCGCTTGTTCTTCGCGGCCGTGACGAAGTCGGGCGCCGGCAGCGCGAGCGCGACGTCGCCGAGCTCGGCGTTCAGTGCGGCGACGTGGTCGGCGTAGGCCTTGCGGCCGCCGGCTACGATCTCGTCCTTGATCTCGGTCTTGCGCTTCGTCACCAGCTTGTCGAGCGCCAGGCGCTTGTCGCGCAGCTGCGTGCGGATGTGGTCGAGCGTGCGCATCAACTCGTCGATGCTGGCCGTCTGGCCGATCGCCGCGTTCTTCGCGACTTCGAGTTCCTTCTCGGCCTTCTCGCAGAAGCTGACCGTCGCGGCCGCGTTCGCGAAATCCTCGTCCGTCTGCAGGTCGGTCTTGATCGACGCGATGAACGTCTCGGCCGCCGCCTTGAAACGCGGCAGGTTGCTGGTGACGACCTTGCCTTCGATCTGGACGGCGAGCGTCGGCAGGTTCATGATTGGCTCGGCCTTCGGCGCTTCGCGGATGTCGCGCGGCTCGTACGCGGCCAGGTCTTTCTCGAACTGGGCCCAGCCGGCGCGGATGCGGTCGAACCAGGCTTCGTCCGGCGCGATCTCGATCGACACGAACCGGTCAGGCGTGCCGTCCGAGCAGACGAAGATCAGCCGGTCGGCACCGGTCACCATCAGGACCTGCTGCGACTGCGGCCAGTGTTCCTCGGGCAGCTCGCCGTTCTCGATCGACGCGGCGAGCGTTTCGTTCCACTGCTTGTGCTCGAAGGCGAGGTGGTTGCCCATCGTCAGGCCGTCGCATGACGCCGACAGTCGGCCAAGCGAGTAGGTGACCGGGTACAGTTCCTCGCCGATCATTTCCTCGACGAGCGGCCGCGCGAGCGCTTCGACTTCGTGCCCGTGGTCGAGGATGTGCTCCTGCACCCAGTCGCTGAATTCCTTCGGCGTGCCGGTGTGCTTCATGTGCAGCAGCTCGTTGCGCTTCACCTTCGTGGAGAGGCCGAGCATTGCGGCGGCTTCGCTCGCGCCGAAGTGGCTCAGGCGGAATTCCTCCCACTCCGGCGTGCCCTGAACGAGGTCTTGGACGAGGCGTTCAGTCATTTTCGTGGCTCCAGCTGTCGATGGTCAGCTTCTGTTCTTCGGTGAGGGGGGCGCCGCGGGACTCGATGAAGGCAATCAGCGCGCTCGGGGTTTTGCGCCCGGACTTCACCGTTTCGCGCCACTGGTCCTTATTCGCGTCGAACTTCGTCTGGGGGTAGAATGCGGGCGGCTCGGCGCTGGTTTGTTGCTGGCGCGCGGGAGGCGCGCGGCGGCTGCCCGCGTCGCCGTTCCTGCCGGCAGAGCCGCTTCCGTCGCCTTGCGTGGCGCCCGTCTGTTGACCGCCAGCACCGTCGTCGTCGTCGTCCTCTTCAGACAGGCCGGTGATTGCCTTCAGCGTGTAGCGCTCGAGGTACGTCTTCGTGCTCGCACGCGCCTGAATCGCGTTCTTTGCACCGCCGGAGTCCGGCGGGCCGCCCATGGAAACGGATTCTTCGTGACCGTCGACATGGCGCAGGTAGCAGGTGACCTCCATCCAGTCTTTCTCGTCGCGCGTCAGGCGCCACGCTGACGAAAGACCGTGCTTCGAAAGGGCCGGCGTCACCGCGTTGACCACGTCGTGAAGCTCGGCGTAGCTCTTGTTCTTCAGCGGGCCGTCGGTGACCTTGCGGCCCTTGATGATTTTCACGGCCTCGGCCTTGAACGCGGCGAACGCGGCGTCGAACGCGCGCTTCGCGAGCTTTGCCTCGTGGCGGTCCTGCAGCTCCATCAGCCGCTCGAGCTTGTCGAGGTCGGCATCCTTCTCGATCGCAATGCGCAGCAGATCGGCCGGCGTCGTGCTCACGATCGCCGTGCGCTGCTGCACGACGGCGGGCACGTCGGCAGCTGCCGGCGGCGCCGCGGCCGCTTCGGCGCCAGTGAGTTCGACGTCGACGATGTCGGCCATGGTTGCGGTTTGCATGTTGGCTCCAGTGGTCAGACCGTGCGCACGGCGGCAAGCTGCCACCGGATCAGGTCGGAGTTCGTGTTGTCGATTTCGCGCGCGACGTAGAGCAGAGCGAACACGATCAGGATCGCGGCGGCCATCGTCAGGCGCGGATGTTTGGCGTGGAGTCGGTCGAGATTGCGAATGAGGCGGTTCATGCCAGATGCCTCCAGTTTTTGCCTGCCACGATCAACGAGATCGCGCTCGCGCTGACGCCATATTTCTTCGCGAGTGCGCTTGAGCCGAACTCTTTGTCGTGCGGCACATGAATCGACCGGATGGACATGACCTGCTCTTCGGTCAGTCGCGACGCTGAGTTCTTTGAGCCGACACAGGACCGATTCCGAGCGACCATGTCGTTCGAGTTGTCGAGATTCGATCCGGGCTCAAGGTGCGCAGGGTTGATGCACATCGGGACGTCGCAGCGGTGCCGGATAAGGCGATCCTCGATGCTCGTGAGGGGAACGCCGTGATGAGCGCAATACGAAACGCGATGAGCAAGCTGCGTCCGTCCGAACATGCGGAGTTCGCCATATCCTTTTCGCGTGAGCCGACCCAACCAAATCCAGCAGCCGGCAAAGGGAATCATTTCGACGTTCGCCATGAGGAGCTGCGCTCGCGCTCGGTCAGGTGCACCGGTTTGCCGAGCACGATGACAGTCATCGCTGCAGTACAGGCTGTTGTGGCCACTGCTCAAGAAGGTGCAGCCGCACGTGACGCAAGTCTTGGTGCTCATCATTTGCCTCCGACGCTGACGTATGCGTAGGTGCGCGCGACGGCGCGCGGAAGATGCGCCGAGCTGATAGCGACGCGAGGCGAACGCTGCAGCCTCGCCAGCATCCACGCACGCCGCTGCTTGCGGTTCAGGTGCGCCGCGTACCGGCGCAGGGAGGGGCGAAGGCGCATGAACGGATTCACGACGTCGCTCCGTTCTCGATCGCGAGGAGCGACTGGATGCGGCTGTCGATGGCGGTGATGCGCGCGGCACACTCGGCCTGCAGCGCCTTCTTCTCGCGCTCGAGGTTCGCGACAATCCCGGCACGCGGATCGAAGTTGTCCGGCACGTCGACCGTGAATTCCTGCTGCCCGACAACTACGTAGTCGGAACTGACGTCGGTCATTTCGTACGGGAAGACCATGAACTTGGTCGCGGGCACGTATTCCAATTTCTCGGCGTCGTACTGCTCCACCTGCTGGGCGTGAACGACGCCCTTGATCGTCACCTTCATGTCACACCTCGGTATGCATGTTGTTTGGTGCCGGCATTCCACCGGCAGGCGCTGTAAGCCGCGCTGGCTGTCGCCGGGTCTCGCGACCCTCAGGGGATGGCCCTCACTGCGTTTCCCGCCAGCGGCTCCACGCTTTGGCTGCGCGTAGATCCGGTTGCTGGCTAGGCGAACGCCGCTGGCTCGGTGCACGTTCCGTAGCTGCGGAGGCCATCCACTGAAGGTGCCCGCGATATAGCGCGCGGGCGGCGCTCAAACTGGACTCGTCTCATCGAACGTGGTGGGCGCTACTAGCCGTAGTCCATCGGAATCACCGGATTCGGGCTGTGTAGCCGCCCAGCGCATCCGATGCGCGAGCGCGGCCAGTTGGGCTTAGGCGCTGGAGTCCATGACAGCGCCACAAGCCAGATCAGGAGCATCAAGGCTTCGGAAGCTTGTCGTCCGGCTCGTCGATCTTCACGTACGGGTACTTCTTGTCGTACGGCTTGATGTGCTTGCCGAAATGCGATCCGATCGATTCGGCGTCGCGGAACGCTTCGAAGTCCTCGGCCGTGAAGTTCTCGTAGTGGTACAGCGACGTCGGCGCGCCGGTCGTGCGGTTCTTGAAGCGGATCGCGAGCGTGTTCGTTGCGGGGTCGTGGCCGATCGCGTGGATCTGCGACGACTCGACGGGCTGCACAGCAATGTGCATTGTGGTGGACATGTCTTCCTCTCTGGTCTTGTGGGACTGCGGGTACTGACGCGCGGCGCGGCCGCGCGTTACAGCGACTGCACGTAATCGATCACCTGCTCGACGGTCTTCAGCTTCTCGGCCTGCTCGTCGCTGATCTCGATGCCGAAGTCGTCTTCGATGCACATGACCAGCTCGACCGCGTCGAGCGAGTCTGCGCCAAGGTCCTCGGCGATCTTCGCGTCGTTGCGGATCTCGCCGACCGTCATGCAGAACTGCGCGGCGAAGATCGCCTTGACGCGTTCCTCGACGTTCGTGTGTTGCACGGTGCTCACAGTGTTTTCTCCTGTTGGACTGCAGCAGTTGATCAGCGCGGCCGCACCATCCGGCCAGCCGAATACGCGGCCTCGATGCGCAGTGCGCGGCACTGCGGCAAGTCGTGCAGCGAGACGACTTGGTACGTCCGGCCGTCGTGCGCGAGGAACCGGATATGGCCGTCGAGCGATTGCCGGGCCGCGCGGTGGGATGCTTTGTTCATTCGCATGGCGAACTCCTCAACCGCGCTCGTCGGCATAGCCGGCGCGGTATGCGGTGTCGAATTGGCTGGTGGGCGCGAACGGGCGGCCGAGCATCCGGTCGTTCCATCCGCGCTGGTAGGAAGCGATCGCGTGCACGTCAGGCCTCGACCGCGATCAAGCCGTGCTGCTCGGCCAGCTGCTTCGCGAGCTCGCGCTCGCCGGACGCCGCGTAGCTGATTGCGCGTGCGGCGACGTTCATCTGCTCGTGGTCGTCGCGCCGATACGCGTCGAGGTGGGCAGTCTTCAGGGCGGAAAGCAGATCGGTTTGCATCGCAGGCTCCTTCTGAGTTAGCGACCGGTTGCGTTTTCGAGGTGCTGCATGAACCGCGCGAGCAGCAGGACCATCAGCGCCGCGACGGCGTACTTCACGTCCAGATCCGGCTGCATCGGGTCAGGGAATATCCGCGTCAGGCAGCCGAACAGCGCATTCGCCACGGCGAGGATGAGCAGGAGGGTTTTCATGTCGTGCTCCGTCGCGCGGGCCGGTTACTTCGTTGCCTGCGTGACGATCGCGGCGTGCACGTGGTCGGCCACCAGGCGCAACTCGACGGCCACCGCGTGGCCGATCACCGCTGCGCAGACCAGCGCGAACATGACGATTGCGAGTTGCTTCATGGCTGCCTCCTTGCTGTCCCCGAGGGGCACTGCGCCCGTCGTTGAATTCACTATACACAAGAGAATCTAGCAATACAAGGCAAACTTGTGCGTATGAGCGAAAGAATTCATTGCGGAAGAAATTTCCGCTTCGGGCCGCGTTTGTTCAGCGGAAGAAGGAGGGGAAGATGGGCAGAAACAGCAGCCGAGCGTGCTTGTGAAGACGCTTAACGTTACGTCTGGGCTACCGCTTACATGTTGCGGCCGTTTCGCGACGAATCTGAGACCTGTTTCAGCGACTGCTTGAAGCGATAGTGATCGAGCAGGATGTAATCGATCGATCCTTCATCAACGGAAAGCGCGAACTGCCTGACGGTGATCTGACTCGTGGAGTTTTTCCATACGAGTATCGTGTTGTCAAATCGGCCGCCAATCTTGTTTTGCCACGGTTCCGTTCGCTTTTCCGAAGGCGGCCCGAATTTCGCAGTCAGACCGTCGATAACACTGGCCATCGAATCGTTCTGAACCTGAATGTGTATGTGGTAGAGCTTGGCATTGCCGTCGCCCGGCATTGCGATATACCGGAAGACTCCCATGCCGGCGGAATCTCCGACGCGGAAGGTGGCTGCGTAAAGGTCGCCATTGCCCAGAAGGTCGAATCCCCATCCGCACGCGCCGCCGCCGTACTGCTCGTCGACCGGGTCGACATGGATGCCGTGCGGAAGCGTCTTGCCACTATCGCTACAAACTGGCTGGGCAGCGTGTGGGGCCTGCGAGGAGGCAGTACTGAATTCCGGGGGTGCCGCAGCAGCAAATTGCGCCATGGTAGAGCCCAGCTTAATCCCGTGAAAATCGAACGGTGCCGAGTAAGTGGACTGCCCAAAGACCGGAGCGGTAAATGCGATGAGCACCGCCGAAAAGGCGCAACGCAACGTCATTCTCATGGCCCCCTCACTGCTCGCTGGTTACATACGGATTTTGATTTTTCTCGCTGGAACGGGATGCGCAATGTAATACATCCACGTGATGTCGTCGGGCTGATAGAGCATGACGCCGGGCTCGTTGTATGAGCCCAATTGGATGCCGCCGCGCCGTGATTTCAGCTGCTTTATCATGGTCTCGCCAGTTGCGAGACGCACGAGTACGTCGTCTTCAAGTTCCGGCTCGGTGCCAGGCTCGACCAACGCGAACTCGCCCGGATTGAAGCGCGGAACCATGGAGGTTCCAACGACTGGGATCAAAAAGGCATACGGATCGGTTGTAGCAATCTCTGCGTAATCGTCGGTGGCGCCCACTGGATAGTCCCCGTCCGTCCATATTCTCTCAGGGAGACCTCCCTGCGCGCGCCCGACTACGTAGACGCGCCGGAAGTTCTTGGAACCAACAGAGTAACGCAACGGAACTGCTGCATGGGCGCCCTCAGGGCTTCCCCTAACGTCTGATGATCCTTGTTGGCCAGTCTGTTCTTTTCCTTGGTTCGGCAAATCGCCGAACAAAAGATATTCCTGCGTTGTGTTCAACGCACCAGCAACGTCGGAAATGCGCTTGCGGCTGGGGGCTGTCTTACCGTTTTCCCACTGCTGAACGGTTTGCCATGTAACCCCGACGATCGTCGCGAGGGCTTCCATGGATAACCCTAGGTTCTCGCGCAGTTCCTTGATTCTTCGATGGATTGTCATGGCGCGAATACTAGCCGCAAGGTTTACTTGTGCCAACACAAGAACACCTAGCATTGCTAGAAAAACTAGTATAAGATGGGTTTCCATGAACCCGACCAAATCGAACCCTCGCAACGAAGCACTCGAGCGCGCAATCGCGAGCTTCAAGTCGCTTTCGGACATGGCCCGGCAGCTCGATCTCTCGGGCTATCAGGTGATCCAGCAATGGCGTGCTTCCGGCCGCGTTCCGCCCCAGCACTGCACGAAGCTGGCGCGCCTTACCGGTGAAAGCCGTGACGATCTCGTCGGCTTCCCGCCGCTCGACGCTAATCCGGAGTCCGAAGACGACGTACAGCCAGTGACGGGTGGTTCCGTGGGTTGAACTGAATAAAGCTTCTGCGCTGCGCATCGCGCGGCGCGTACCAGTGGTCTCCACCTGCTCACCCCGGCGCAGGTTGGTTCGCCCGGCCCAAGGGCTGGGCTTTTTTACGCCTGAATCTTCCGCGATGCGCGGGCGGTTCGCAAAACGACGGGGAGCGAAGTAGTCGGCAGTCACGCGGCTCCTTCAGGAAGTGAACGGACCGAAATGTCCTTTGTTGCGGTTACGGGGAAGACCAGAAATGAACGACAAACGCATAGGTGGTGATGGCATGGGACGAACACGCGCTCGCACGCCCGGCAAGCTGACCGCCGAAATCAAAGTGCGGATCGACGACGACACGCGGGATGAGCTGGAACGGCTGGCTTTCGAAGCCGGTATGGACCTCGCTCAGTTCCTGCGTGAGCTGGTGATGATCCGCGTCTACGGCATCGACCACATCGCAAGGCTACAGGAGCGTCGACTCTCTTTGGTCGCCGGAATCGGCGACGAAGAGGGCTGAACGAGGGACTGGCGAGGGCCGAAATGGGTACTCACGAGGGCCGCAATGTCAAGGTCGAGTTCGGGGCATTTTGTTCCCTATTCATGCCCCTTTCTTGCCACCAATTCCGTCTTCGAATCCGCTGTAATCGGCATCACGAAGGAGTATGAGTGATGGATTTTCTGGTCGACCTGTGGGTGCGCACGGTCATCTTCTTCGCGTTCGGCATGCCGTGGAGATTCTGATGACCGTCCCATCCGCAACCGAGCGCGCACTCGCCGAGCGCGTCGAGCAGCTGAAGCTCACGCGCGACGTCTATCCGATCGCCGAACCGCGGCTCGCCGAGGTGTCGGAACTCCTTCATCGAATCTGCGCAGCAACGACGCTCGACGCGGCCCGCTGGATGGCCGGCGACGCGCTGGTCCAGCTGCGCGCGTACGTGCAGCGCGGGGACACGCAATGAGCTATGGGTTCGTCTACGTGCTCGGGAACGACGCAATGCCCGGCATCTACAAGGTCGGCATGACGACAAAGCCTCCGATGGAGCGCATGGATCAGCTGTCGTCCGCGACGGCGTGCCCGACGCCGTTTTGGCTCGCGATGTTCGTGCAGGTCGAGTATCCGCTCGCGGTCGAGCAAGAGGTTCACGCAGCGCTTTCGGATGCACGCGTCAATGATTCGCGAGAGTTTTTCCGTGCGCCGCTGCTGGACATTGGGCGCGCCCTCGGCGAGGCAGTCGAGGATGAAGTGTTCCAGACGATGCGCGGCACCGAGGCAATCTGGTGCGAAGAGCAAGATCGCGAGTGCCTCGAGAAGCAGGGTCACTTCCATTCTCAATGCGCCGATCCGGTCGACTGGAATCGGCGTCTCGGGTTCGAATGAGGTGGATGTGCAAGACGCCACGCCCCAGCTCGAAAACGGCTTCACGCGGCTCGCAAACGACCTGCTCGATGCGCTGCTGTACGCCGGACTGACCGCGCGGCAATGGGCCGTCGTGATGGCTGTCGCGCGCAAGACGTACGGCTGGAACAAGACACGTGACGACATCGGACTGTCGCAGTTGCGCCTGATGACCGGAATCGACAAGTCGCATTTGAGCCGAACCATCCGCGAACTGGAAGCCATGCGCATCCTCAATCGTGAGGCAGGCATGTACAGCCACACCCTCGGGATAAACAAGCGCCATAAGGATTGGCAGTTGCCGAATCAGCAACCCCAGTTGCCGAAACAGCCACAGTTGCCGATTCAGCAACCGTTGCTGAATCAGCCACAGTTGCCGAATGAGCAACCGGGGGTTGCCGAATCAGCTACGAAAGGGTTGCCGAATCAGCAACCCGGGGGTTGCCGAAAGAGCAACCACAAAATTGTATTTAAAGAAAAGAAAGACAACTCCAAAAGACAGTGCGCAAGCGCACTGACTGGCGAGCTGGTCGGGCGGTTCGCGACCTTCTATGCCGCATACCCGAAGAAGCGGAACCGGGCCGACGCCGAGAAGGCGTTCGCGAAGCTGAACCCGGACGACTCGTTGCTTGCTGTCCTGCTGAAAGCCGTAGAGGTCGCGAAACGTAGCCGCGATGACTGGCGTCGGGAGAACGGCAAGTTCATCCCATACCCGGGCACCTGGCTCAACGGCCGGATGTGGGAAGACGAGCCGGACCAGGTCGAGTACACGGCTGCCGAGCAGGCCGTCATGGACGCCTACAACGAGCTGATGCCGGCCGACTGGGCCCGCGCCATCACCGCGCCGTTCAGCGCCCAGCGCGCAGCGGCGATTCGCGACTTCATCGGCTTCGCGCCGAACAAGCCCGACATGCCGCGTCGCTACTTCGGCCACTGCGCCGCGCACCTGAAGGCGGACGACCGCTGCGGCTTCGACTGGCTGATCAAACGGGAGACGTACCTGCGCGTGCGCGAGGGCGTCGTCAAGCACAAGGACGCCGCATGAGCACGCCGCCCACCTGGAATCCCCGATTCCTCGCTTACGCGCAGTCGCGCGGCATGACGCCAGAGCAGGTGATCGATGTGGATCGCGCCGCGTACCGGGGCGGCCGCTTTGCCGGGTTCATCTGCTGGAACAGCGCGCGGATCCGCGAATTTGTCGCCGAGACGGGTGCCGACCGCCGCGACGTGACGCGCTTCGGTGCCTATGACGCGTGGCTGGCGGCTCGCTTTGGCCGCGCGCAGCTCGAATTGCCACTGGAGGTCGCATGAGCCTGTCCGGTCATCAGAGCGCCCACGCGAAGTCCGACGAGTGGCTGACGCCGCCTGAATGGCTTCGTGCCCTCGGCGAATTCGATCTCGATCCGTGCGCGCCAGTCAACCGGCCGTGGGACACGGCACGCGAGCACTTCACGATCGTCGACAACGGCCTCACGCGTGAGTGGCGTGGCCGTGTCTGGTGCAATCCGCCGTTTGGTCGCGAAGCGGCGAAATGGCTCAGGCGTATGGCCGAGCACGACAATGGCATCGCACTGATCCCCGCGCGCACCGAAACGGCGATGTTCTATGAAAGCGTCTGGGCTGGTGCCGAGGCAGTGTGCTTCGTGCGAGGTCGCCCGCATTTCCACTATGTCGACGGGCGGCGCGCGCCCTTCAACAGCGGCGCGCCGATCTGCCTTGTCGCATATGGCCGACGCAACGCGTACGCGCTGCTCGACTCGAACCTTGGACACGTGGTGCAGGTATGAACGCGACCGACCAGTATTTCGAAGACGGCGTGCGCGCCGTACCGCAAGCCATCGAGGCCGAGCAGTCGGTGCTCGGTGCGCTGATGATCGACAACGACGCGATCGACCGGATCGGCGAGCTGCGCGCGGAGCACTTCTTCCGCTACGAGCACAGGATCATCTTCGAGGCAATCGGCAAGCTGGTCATGAGCGGCCGCACGGCCGACGTGATGACCGTATTCGACCGCCTGTCCATCGAAGGCACGCTCGACCGCACCGGCGGCCTGCCGTACCTGAACTCGGTGGTGCAGAGCACGCCGGGCGCGGCCAACATCTACCGGTACGCGCAGATCGTCGTCGAGCGTGCGAAGCTGCGCCAGCTGCTGGCGGCCGTGGACGAGATCGGCGCCGAGGTCGCGAACCCGAAGGGGCGCAGCGCCGATGAGCTCGTCGCGATCGCCCAGTCGAAATTCGAGCCGCTGTCGGACGGGCGCACCGAAGGCCCGAAGTTCATCGGCGAGTACCTGACGCCGGTCGTCGAGACGATCGACAGCGAGTATCAGGGCAACGCGCCGACGGCGATCTCGACCGGCCTGTCCGATCTCGACTTCAAGCTGAGCGGCGGCATGCGCGGCGGCGACCTGGTCATCATCGCCGGACGCCCGTCGATGGGAAAGACAGCCCTGGCGATGGCGATCAGCGAGCACGTCGCCGAGCATCACGGGCCGGCGCTGGTCGACTCGCTGGAAATGCCGGGCACGCAGCTCGCGCAGCGCGCGATCTCGCGGCAGGGTGACATCGCGCTGCAGCGCGTGCGCAACGGGTCGAAGTTCTCGGACGAGGACTGGCCGAAGCTGACGAACGTGGTCGGCCGGCTGACGGAATTGCCGCTGCTCGTCGACGAGACCGCCGGCATGTCGCTTCCGGAAATCGTGAGCCGCGCGCGCGCCGTAAAGCGGAAGCATGGGCTGAAACTGCTCGTCGTCGACTACCTGCAGCTCATGACCGGCGGCCCGGATGAGCGGCACGACCTGCGCATCGCAAGCTACTCAGCCGGCCTGAAGGCGCTCGCGAAGCAGCTCGACATCCCGGTGATCGCGCTGTCGCAGCTGAACCGCGCGCTCGAGCAGCGCCCGAACAAGCGCCCGACGATGGCCGACCTGCGCGACTCCGGCGCGATCGAGCAGGACGCGGACACGATCCTGTTCCTGTACCGCGACGAGGTCTACCACGAGAACACGCCGGACCCGGGCGTCGCGGAAATCATCGTCGCGAAACAGCGGAACGGCGCGCTCGGCACCGCATACGCGGCGTTCATACACGAGCAGGCGAAGTTCGGCGACCTCGCGATGGGGTATGTGCCGACGCCGCGGACGGCGCCTTCGAAATCGAGGGGTTTCAATGACGACTGAAATCTGGAAGCCGATTCCGGGCTGGCCGGAATACCACGTCTCGTCGCTCGGTCGAGTACGGCGGGCAGCGTCCGCGCGTGGCGCGAAGGTCGGCCGGGTACTGAAGACTTGGATTCACAAGAAGTCCGGCTACCCCTGCGTGACGCTGTACCGAAACAACGTCGGGCGATCAATACAGGTTCACCGACTGCTTGCGCTCGCGTTTCTGCCCGCATCGACGCCTGACCGGTATCAGGTGGCGCACTGGGACGGCGACGCCACCAACGTTGCTATCGGCAATCTGCGTTGGGCAACTCCCGTCGAGAACAGTCTCGATCGACACCGACACGGCACCGACTCGATCGGCGAGCGGAATCCGATGGCTCGGTTGACGGCCGAGCAGGTTCGAGAAATTCGCAGCGCAGTGAAGGGAGGCGACGGCCGCAAGATCGTGGCCGTGCGCTACGGGATTGCACGACAAACGGTCGACGACATCGTCAGCGGCCGCCGCTGGGGACACCTGCAATGAACCTGATCGCTTTGGATCTTGGAACGCAGCTCGGATGGGCCGTGAGGGACGTCAACGGAACCATCAAGCATGGCTCGGTCAGCTTCCATCCGCGCAGCAAGGACGGACCGGGGCAGCGATGGTTGCGTTTCGTTGCGCACCTCTCGTCGTTGAAACGACAGGTCGGCGAGATCCACGCCTGCTACTACGAAGGCGTCGAGCGCCATCTCGGCACGCAGGCGGCCCATGCGTTCGGCGCATTCGAATCGCACCTTCAGGTGTTCTGCGACGTGAACCTGATCCGCTTGGAAGCGGTCGGTGTCGGGCAGATCAAGAAGTCATGGACCGGACGCGGCAACGCCAACAAAGAGGCAATGGTGGCGGAGGCGAAGCGTCGCGGGTTTCGTGTCGTCGACGACAACGCCGCCGACGCGCTCGCGATCCTGCACGTTGGCATGGAAAAGGAGGGGGTATGAGTGCAAAACCTGGAAATAAACCTGTTCCGTGGACTCCCGAGCAAGATACCGAGCTCAGGGAAATTTGGAAGACCAACAAGAGGATTAAGGCGAACATGGATTTGTTCGGTGATCACACGTACGCCGCAATAATGACGCGTGCATACGAACTCGGGTTGGGACGTCGACCAGCTTGCCAGCGAGGACAGTCACCGATTGCATGGACCCTCATTGAGCGCGAGTTACGTAAACAACCGGCAAACCGCTATCGATTGTCGGATGTACTCAAGCTTCATCCGGCGACTGCTCACAAAGAGTTGAACGCGAAACGCGATGCCGGACTCGTTCACATTTGCCGGTGGGAACGTCGATCAAAGACGAGTGCGCATGTTCCTGTCTACGCGCTTGGTCCGGGCCTCGACGTACCGAAGCCGGCCGCACTGACGGCCAATGAAAAGCAGCGCAGGTCAAGAACTCACGAGAAACAGCAGCGGCTCCTTGGGGGCACCCCGGTTAAGGGGATAAATCCATTTTTAACTGCAGTGGGGCTGACTGTCGTTCCAGATGGTCCTCGCGGACGAGTGTTCAAGCAGGATATGAGCATTCGCGATGACGAAGACCTTGCGGCTTAGGAGATAGCGTGGAACGCCTGATCTTGGACGGACGCGTGCAAGACGTTCCGGCCGGCCGCCCGGTCGCGACGCAATGGCGCGAGGGATACGCAGTGCTCGCCGCCTTCGGCCGGCGAGCGCACTGGTTCCGGCGTGAGCCGCCGCGCGCGGTGTCCATCGACGGCGTGCCGATGCTGATCACGCCGGTCTCGACGGCGTGCGGTCACACGCGTTTCGAGGTGGGTCCCGTGGGACTGCTCGAGCGAGGTGAATTCGAAGTCTGCCAGCGCTGCGCGGCGGCGCGGGGGGAGGGAACATGAATTGCAAGGCTGGCGACCTGGCGTACATCACGAAAGGGGCGAACGCCGGTTGCGTCGTCGAGGTGGTCGAGCTGGACGGTGTCTTGTCGGATATGGAAGGGGAACCGTTCTGGATGGTTCTGTCCCGTTCGCCGGTGGTGTGCACCGACTTCTGGGGCCGTGACGTATGGGCCACTGATTTTTCCGTCCGCGATTCGTGGTTGCGCCCGATCAGCGGCGTCCCAGTGACCGACGACATATCCGACGAGGTGATCGCATGAACGGGATCGTGATCGAGCTCGGTCGGAACGGCGTCTACACGAAGCAGGCCGGCCCGGCGCTCCAGCCGCAGCAGGCGGTGTTGCTCGCCGACGGCCTGTTCCAGTTGCCGCAGTTCTACGAGGAATCGCGCGGCGACGTGCTGGTCGCGCGCGAATGGCGCATCCCGTGTCAGTGGGGGCACTACCTGATTCGGGAGTTTCTGCCGGTGAAACAGCGGGAGGGCTGGCCGTGGTGAGCGCGTTCGTCGAGGAACTGGAGTTCCTGTTCTCCGCATGGGACGAGTTCGCCATCCTGCCGGCGCATCTGGTCGTGCCGCGCGCGAACGAGTGGGCGGTGACACGCTGCCTGCGCTACACGCGCCGGCCGGCCCAGCGTACCGCGCGCATGCGCCGCTCGCGGAAGCTCAAGTACAGGTGGTACCGATGACTGCGCGCCTGATCGGCATCCCGAAACTGCTCACCTTTCGCGCTGGAGACGAATGATGGCGAAGAAGGCAACGAAGGCCGAGAGCGCATACATGGGGCGCGTGAAGCGGATGGACTGCATCTGCTGCTACCTGCTCGGGCGCCGACAAACTAGCGTCACCGACGTGCACCACATCCGGACAGGCCAAGGCGGCGCGCAGCGCGCCGGCAACTTCCTCGTGCTGCCGCTTTGCCACGACGACTGCCATCAGGGGCCGAACGGTGTGCACGGCGAGAAGACATACCTGCGGATCCTGAAGATGACGGAACTTGACCTGCTGAACGCCACGCTGGAGCGTCTCAATGGATGAAACGTGGAAACCTATCCCCGGCTTCGAGGGTGCTTATGAAGTAAGTGACCTTGGGCGCGTGCGGTCATTGCCGAGAAAGGATTCGAGAGGACGACCGTGGCCCGGTCGAGTCCTCAAGCCTTTCCGTGCTGGCAAAAAGGGATACGTCGCCGTCAGCCTTTCGGATGGCCCAAGAACGCAGCGCCGGAAGGTCCATCAACTTGTTGCGGAGGCCTTCTTGCCTGAAAAGCCTCTGGACCATATGCCAAACCACCGAAATGGCGACAAGACGAACAACGCGAAATTGAACCTGGAATGGATGACTGCCAGTGAGAATTCTAAGCATGCGTACGAGACGCTAGGACGAAAAGGCGGGGGTGGTCACAAGGGAAAGTTCGGTGCCAACCATCACGCTTCACGCGCCGTGATTGGCACGCAGACACAAACTGGTGTTCAGAAGCGCTGGGCATCGGTGAAAGAGGCCGCCGAAGAACTCGGAGTTTGCTACAGCAACGTTTCGCGCTGTTGCGCATGGTGCCAATCGCACAGCAAAGGTTGGGCATTCACATATGCGCCGCTCTCGGGCGACGCCACTGAGGAGATTTCGAAGTGATGAAGCGCCTCTACATGATGTCGCCGGCCGAATACGAGCTGTTCACGCAGCAGTGCAACCCGCCGCCGCTGCTCGTCGTGCAGCGCGGCGGCGAGGTGTGCTGGAACCGGAATGAGGCCGCCGCGGCGTTCTGGACCGCGTACGGCGATGTGCGCGGCTTCGACTGGACGACGGCCGAGCCGTGCGAGGGGCTGCACGTCGCCTATTTCCGCGCGGTGCCGCGATGAACGCAGCCGCGCCGGCATACGTGCCGCTGACCGACGAGGAATGGAAGGCGGTCGAGCACGTGTTCAGCACGTACGTGTACCAGCGCGGCGCGCCGTCGCGATTCAGCGACCGGGTCTGCCTCGACGCCATCCTGCACGCGATGACGGTCGGCTGCGCGTTCTCGGAGCTGCCCGAGAATCTTGGCTACCCGAAGCAGCAGGCGCTGTACCGCCGCGTGGTGTCGATGCGCTCGTCGAAGGCGCTCCCGAAGGCGATCGCGATCCTGCGGCGCGACGGCCGCGCGCTGCCCGAGGAAGAACGGCCCGAACCAGAGCCGGCGGCCGCGGCGCCGGAGCCGCGCACCTTCGGCGCGGCCGCGACGATCGAAGCGATGCAGATGGCGGCGCGCGCGCGGCTCGAGCGCGGCCTGCCGCCGGATTGGAGGGACGACGATGTCTGACCGGCTCTTTCACGCGTTCATGCTGCGCTCGCCGATGGTCTGGGCGTCCGTCGTGCAGGTGGTGAAGGCGCACGCGCAGGCCTTCATCGACCGCGGCAAGCCGCTGATGGTGATCGTCACGAGCCCGGACCATGACGCGCTCGATTCGCAGCGCGCCTTCTGGCACGGCGTCGTGCTACCGCGGATCGCCGAGGAAGTGCCAGACGACGACGGCGAGCTGCAGCCGGCGACATACTGGCACGAGAAGCTCGTGCTCGAATTCCTCGGCATGGCCGAGACGGTGAGCGAGGGCGGCAAGATCCGGCGCACGCGCCGCTCGACCGCGCGCGGGAAGATCACGATCGGGGAGTACGCGGACCTGATCACCCGCACGCAGGCGTGGGCCGCGCAGCGAGGTGTCGAATGGGACTGAGCCGGTGCAGGCGCCAGATCCATATCCACTGGGACCGCGCGACGCGAGAGTGGCGCGTTCGGTCGGAAACGGCGTCGATCATTCTTGGCTACGTCGTGATCGAGTGGGGTTTTCCGACGTGCGAGCTGGCTTTCGCGCACGCGCGAAAGGTGTGGGAAATCGTGAAGCGATGACAGGCATTGAGGGAGAGATGGCATGTTCGGATGGCTGAAACGACTGGTTGCGCGGCGCGATCTCGCCGAACTGGACGAGTTGCGCCGGGAGGCGCGCATGCTCGAGCACGCGCGCGCCGAGAACCGAGACCTGCGCGACATGCTCGCCGCGCGGGGATGGCGTCCGGTACCGCAGCCGCTGCGCGTGCCGCCGGAGCGCGCCACCCCGGATTGGTTGGAGCGGTTCGCGCGCGAGTGGGAAGCCGCCAGCCATGAAACGCGTCCGCAGAAGCTTGAACTGTTCCATGCCGACAGCGCGCCGGCGCGGGCCCGTGCGCACGTCGAGGAAAGTAGGATGCCTCGCGACGGCGGCATCGACTACCGCTTCCTCGGCATGACCGGCGAGGAGGAATCCTGACTGCGCGCGCGGCGCCCGTACTTCCCGAACCACGAAACCACCGAACGAGAAGCCAACACGCTATGGACGCCATCTTCAGATCCACCCAGCAAGCTTTGCATGTCGCGTACCTCGTCATGTCGGAGCCCGTCCGCGAGAAGAACGGCCTGCGCCTGACGCTGATCCGCATCATCGAGTCGATCGGCACGCTGAACCGGCGGCAGGCCGCGTTCCTCGACTATCTGTACGGGAGCGCCGACGGCACCGTGAACTTCGCCGGCCTGTCGCCGCTCGAGGTGCGCGGGCAGTGCGCGATGATCACGGCCGCCGTGATGCACCAGCTGCCGGCGGCTGAGCGGCACGCGATCTGGGTGCGCTACGCGCGCGGCACGCAGCGGAAGAAGGGCGTCATCTGGACGTCGAAGAAGCTGCGCGCCACGCTGAACCTCACGAACCTGAACGCGGTCCGGTACCTGGTCGCCGAGCAGTCGCTGCCGAAGGACGAGCGCGACCCGGAGAAGACGTTCAAGTACATCGCGGCCGAGACTGGCGTCCCGCTGCGCACGCTGGAGCGCGCGGCGCAGCAGATCCGGCTGCAGCTGCGCGCGACGGAGAACCGCGCGTACGACCTGCTGACGCCGATGTTCGAGCGCGACGGGCTCGTCTGTCCGCGCGAAGAAGATGTGAGTGCCTGAAATTTTCGAGAAAGCCTTACGCATCAAGGTGTTGCGCCGAAATAATTTGGAGAATGTGGCGGACGCCTATACGATCTGTGCAATTGCTCATACGTGCGTCCATGTGCACGCACCGATGCGCAAAGGAATTCAAGTCGGAACGCTAAGTCCGGGCCACGGACGACGCGGACCGCGCGAGTCCTCCGATATGCCGGGCAGGCTTCTTCGACATAGAGGCGACCCCGGAAGAAGGCGATTGGAGCCGTCGTCGATCGGAGCGTATGTCGGATCGTGAGTGTCGAAGTCACGCCCCGGCTCATGGCCCCTAATCATCAGCCCCCGCCAGCGTCGCGCTCGCGGGGGCTTTTCATTCCGCGACAGGAGACGACATGTCGGATCAGGATGCAACGCAGGGCACCGACGGCGCAACGGATGGCGCTGAAAACGCAACGGCGGCCGCTGAAACCGTGACGCACGATGCCGCGCCGTCATCGAGCGAACCAGTGGTACGGTTCACGGAATTGACGATCGAGCCGCTGATCGTCCGCGTCGAGCAGCTCGCGCGCCGCGCGTTCGACGCCGGCCAGACGGACGAGCACAACCTGATGGCGTGGCTGTACCAGCACATCGACGCGCTGAAGCGCGCGATCGCCGGCGCGCCGGGCCTGCCGCTGTCGGACGAGGCGAAGGCGCTGCTCGCCGAGCTTGCGGAATTGCTGTAATCATCGGAGCGGATCACGCCGCCGTCCGCCTCACGAAACGAGGCGCTTTCACGCATGGCGATTGCTCCGCGTCGATGCCGTCTACGCGCGGCGGAGCGGGAACAGGATGGGGTGGGTAGCGGAAGGTGGTGCGTAGCACAGCCGCATGGCCACGTAATCGCCAGTCGTGAGAGCGAACGCGCTCGACCGTGTCTCCTCTGGGTCTCGATGAGACCTTTCCGCCCGCACCGGGAAACCGGCTGCGGGCATTTTGTTTTCCACGCCCGGCGGCGCAGCGGCAGATTCTGCTTGCCGCCCGCGACCGGAGAGAAACGTCCTTCTTCATGCCATGGCTACTTCCGCCAAACCGTCGACGAAGCCGAAAGGTGGCCGTCCCAGCTCGTATCGCCCGGAGTACGCCGAACAGGCGGCAAAGCTGACGAAGCTCGGCGCGACCGACGCGGAACTGTCCGACTTCTTCGGCGTGGCCGAGAAGACGCTGAACAACTGGAAACGCCAGCATCCGGAGTTTTTACAGTCCATAAAAAGCGGCAAGTCACTCGCGGATGCCGAGATCGCGGACAGCCTCTTCAACCGGGCGAAAGGTTACGAGCACGACGATCTAGACCTGCGGGTGATCGGCGGCAAGCTGCGGAAGACGAAAATCCGGAAGCACTATCCGCCGGATACGACGGCCGCGATCTTCTGGCTGAAGAACCGGCAGCCCGAGAAGTGGCGCGATGTGACGAAGACGGAGATCACAGGCCGCAACGGCGGCCCGATCGAAACCCATGAACTCTCCGACGCCGAACGAGCTAGCCGAATTACTGCCCTACTTGACGCAGCAAGAGCGCGCCGAGATGGACAGGCTGCTGCTGCAGAGCCGCAAGTGGATTCCTCTGCCGGGCCCGCAGACCCAGGCGTATGAGTGTGACGCCGACCTGATCTTGTACGGCGGCGCGGCCGGCGGCGGTAAATCCGATCTGGCGCTGGGAAAGGCGCTGACGAAGCACCGCCGCTCGCTGATCCTGCGCCGCGAGTTCCCGCAACTTGAGGGAATGGTCGAGCGCTCGAAGGAAATGTTCAGCGCGCACGGCAGCTACAACGAAAAGGGCTGGTGGCGCTGCAACTTCGATAAGAAAAGCCGGTTTGTCCGGTTTGGTTCGGTGCAGCACGAGAAGGATCTCAAGAAACTGCAAGGCCGTCCGCACGATCTGCTCGTCTTCGACGAGGCGGCGAACTTTCCCGCAGCGTTCGTCCAGTTCCTGACGACATGGATCCGGACCGAGCATCAGGATCAGAAGTGCCAGCTGCTGTTGTGCTCTAACCCGCCGACCGATCCGGAAGGCGACTGGTTGCTCGAATGGTTCGCGCCGTGGCTCGACCCGAACCATCCGAACCCGGCCAAGCCCGGTGAGTTGCGCTGGTACATCATCATCGGCGACGAGCATATCGAGGTCGACGGCCCAGCACCGGTGCAGCGCGGCGACGAGACGTACACGCCGCAGTCGCGCACGTTCATCCCGGCGCGCGTGACGGACAACCCGTACTACGCCGGCACCGGCTACGTTGCAAAGCTGCAGGCGCTGCCCGAGCCGCTGCGCTCGAAGATGCTGAAGGGCGACTTCGCGGCGGGCCGCGAGGACAGTGCGTTCCAGGTGATTCCGAGCGAGTGGGTGCGAGCGGCGCAGGAGCGCTGGAAGAAGCGCGAGAAGCCGGCCACTCCCATGACCGCGATCGGCGTCGACGTCGCCCGCGGCGGCAAAGACAAGACGGTTGCCACGCCGCGCTTCGACAACTACTTCGACACGCCGGTGTGCGAGCCCGGACATGCAACGCCGAACGGACAGGCCGTTGCGACGCTGGTCGTGAACATGCGGCGCGATGATGCGACGGTGAACATCGACATCGGCGGCGTCGGCACCTCGCCGTATGACGTGCTCGCTGAAAAGCTCGGTATGAAGGCGGTCGCGATGAACGGCGCTGAAGGCTCCGACGCGCGAGACAAGTCCGGCCATCTCGCCTTCGTCAATGCGCGTGCCGAGTGGTACTGGAAGCTGCGTGAGGCGCTCGATCCGGTCGGCGGAGACGATCTGGCGATTCCGCCGGATCCCGAACTGCTCGCGGATCTGACGACGCCGCGCTGGAAACTCACCGCGCGCGGCATCCAGATCGAGGCAAAGGAAGACATCATCAAGCGGATCAAGAGGTCGCCGGACAAAGGCGACTCGCTGGTCTACGCCCACGCGATCAAGATCGCGCCGGGCACCGGCCTGTTCGCGTTCATGCAGCAGCAGGCCGCCGCGGCCGAGGCGGCGAAAAAGGCCGCCGGCGGCAACAAGTAACCCATCCAGGAGCAGGACATGCCGAACGTACTGGTTCACGTGCCGGTAGGCGCGCGCACGACCCTCTCGGCCAACGGCCGCAGCTACTCGGCCACGCCGGGCAACCCGATCACGGTCCCGGACTTCGACGCGCAGGTGCTCTGCGCGAACGGCTGGCTGCTGGCCGGCGCGACGCTCGACCAGGCCGCCGGCCCGACGTCGGCGCGTCCCGCGAAGCCGCGCGTCGGCCAGCGCTATCACGACACGACGGTCGGCGCGGAGCTGATGTGGGACGGCGGCGCGTGGCGCCACACGCAGACCGGCGCATCGTCCTGACCGCCGCGCGCAGCATTCTCCCGCAACCCGAGACCCGGAGCCTGAGCCATGCCTGACGGCGGCAAGCAAACCCCCATCGACAGCGCGATGGTAGGGCGCGCCACGGGCCAGACGCCGAACTACGGCGTCGTCGATTCGCGCTACGTGATCCAGGGCACGACGACTGCGTGGATGTCGCCGGGCCCGGGCCTGCCGCCGCTGACCGAGTTTCCCAGCGCCCAGACGCGCGGCCGTCAGTTCGACTTCCCGGTCAACGTCAACCTGATCCCGCGTGCGCGGACGTATGAGCAGGTCTCGTTCGACCAGCTGCGCGCGCTGGCGGACAACTGCGACATCCTCCGGCTCGTCATCGAGAACGAGAAGGACAACCTCGCCGCGCTGAAGTGGAAGTTCAAGCCGATCGACACGAAGAAGAAGCCGGACGACCGCTGCAAGCAGCTGACCGCGTTCTTCCAGATGCCTGACAAGGAACACACGTGGGACGAGTGGCTGCGCATGCTGCTCGAGGACCTGTTCGTCATCGACGCGCCGACGCTGTACCCGCTGAAGACGAAGGGCGGCGACGTGGCGCCGAGCGGCACGCTCACCGACTGGTACGGGTTCGAGCCGATGGATGGCGCGACGATCAAGCGCTTCATCCTGCCGAACGGACGCACGCCGCTTCCGCCGAACCCGGCGTACCAGCAGATCCTGAAGGGAATCCAGGCGGTCGACTACACGCGCGATGAGCTGATCTACCGGCCGCGCAACCCGCGCACGAACAAGATCTACGGGTACAGCCCGGTCGAGCAGGTGCTGACGACCGTCAACATCTCGATCCGCCGCGCGCTGAATCAGCTGTCGTACTACACCGAGGGCAACGTGCCCGACCTGCTGTTCGGCGTGCCGGACAGCTGGCAGCCGGACCAGATCAAGCAGTTCCAGGCGTGGTGGGACTCGCTGACCGTCGGCCAGACGAAGAAGCACGGCCGCTTCATTCCGGGCGGTATCGCGCCGCACGACACGAAGCCGCTTGCGCTGAAGGACGAGTACGACGAGTGGCTGGCGCGCGTGATCTGCTTCGCGTTCTCGACCGCGCCGACGCCGTTCATCAAGCAGATGAACCGCGCGACCGCCGACAACGCGAAGGAAGAGGCGAAGCAGGAAGGCCTGCTGCCGCGGATGAACTGGATCCGCAACCTGGTCAACTACATCGTCTGGAAGTACTTCGGCTGGACGGACCTCGAATTTGACTGGGACCAGGCCGAGGAGCTCGACCCGCTGATCGCCGCGCAGATCCAGGACCTCAAGGTCCGCAACGGCACGAAGTCGGTCGACGAGGCGCGCCAGGAAGATGGCGACGACCCGATCGGTATGGGCAACGCCGTCTACACGGCGACCGGCCCGGTCGGGGTGATGGACTTCGACAAGCAGCAGGAAGAGAAGCAGCGCGCGGCGGCGGAAGCGTCGGCCGCCGCTGCGCATGCCGGCGGCGCGCCGCGCGCGTCCGGCGAGGAGCCGCCCGATGACACGCCTTCCAGCGACAAGCCTGCGTCTGCTGCACCGAAAGACGAATCGGGCGCTCCTGATAAGCACGCTCACGCGCATCTCGAAAAAAAAAAGTCCCTGACTGGTACTGACCCGGACGCCGAGCACATCGCGGACGGCGCCGACGCGTTGGCCGAAATCATCGAGCCGTTCCTCGAAGCGCAGGCCGGCGTGATCGCGGCGCAACTCGGCGCGGCGCTCGGCCTCGGGAAGATGGCCGAGGACGATCCGAAGTTTCGCTCTGACGAGGCGGTCGACAAGCTGGACTTCGCAGACTGGCGCGACATCGTGCCGAAGGTCGAAGACCAGCTGGTGCGCGTGGCGGTCGCCGGCGGCACGGACGCGCTGAAGCAGCTCGACCTGTTCAGCGACGAGACGAAGGACCAGATGACCGAGCGCGCTACCGCGTGGGCAAAGGAGCGCGCAGCCGAGATGGTCGGGATGAAGCTGGATGCCGACGGCAAGCTGGTCCCGAACCCGGACGCGAAGTGGCAGATCACGCAGGGCACGCGCGAGCTGATCCGCGGCACCGTCACCGACGCGGTGCGCGGCGGCTGGAGCAATGACCGGCTGGCGGCCGCGCTGAAGGACGGCGCCGGCTTTTCGAAAGAGCGCGCCATGAACATCGCGCGCACTGAATCCGGCTTCGCTGACACGGCCGGGAACATCGCCGGCTGGAAGGCGAGCGAGGTCGTCGAGGGCAAGCAGTGGCGCGCGGCGCCGGGCTGCTGCGACCTCTGTCGGGACCTCGACGGCGAGATCGTCGGCCTCGATGAGACGTTTTCCAACGGCAGCAACGGCGCGCCGGCGCATCCGAAATGTCGCTGCGCGAACCTGCCAGTCCTGAAGACCAAGTAACCCCCGGCGCGACGCCGAAACACTGGAGAAAGCGATGTCACTGAGCCTGTTTGCCCGTCTCACGAAAGTGGACGAGGAAAAGCGCCTGGTGTACGGCCGCGCGACGGAGGAAGTCGTCGACCGTTCCGGCGAGATCATGGATTACGCCAGCTCGAAGCCGTACTTCGAGAAGTGGTCCGGCGACGTCGCGAAGGCGACCGACGGCAGGTCGGTCGGAAACCTGCGCGCGATGCACAGCAACATCGCCGCCGGCAAGCTGACCGCAATCGACTTCCTCGACGAGGAGAAGGCGATCGACATCTGCGCGAAGGTGGTCGACGACGCCGAGTGGGAGAAGGTGCTCGAGGGCGTGTACACCGGCTTCTCGATCGGCGGCGACTACGTGAAGCGCTGGGCCGACGCCGAGCTGAACGCTCGCCGCTTCACGGCGGACCCGTGCGAGATTTCGCTGGTCGACCTGCCGTGCGTGCCGACCGCGTCGTTCTTCAGCATCGAGAAGGCGGACGGCTCGGTGATGCAGAAGGCGTTCAAGCCGGCCGCCGCGCCGGTGCCGGTCACGGCTGACACGTTCTCCGACGAGGTGGCCGCGCTCGCGAAGGCCGGCGACCTGTCGCTCGACGAGATGCTCGACGCGATCCGGAAGGCGAAGGACGACAAGAAGAAGCCGTACGGCGACGTGAAGTACGCCGACGAGAAGAACAGCAAGTACCCGATCGACACCGAAGAGCACATCCGCGCGGCCTGGTCGTACATCAACAAGGAGAAGAACGCGGCCGAGTACAGCGCCGACGATCTTAAGACGGTCAAGGACCGGATCATCGCCGCGTGGAAGGACAAGATCGACAAGGACGGTCCGCCGTCGGCAGCCGACAAGTGGGCCGAGCCGGTGCTCACGAAGGGCGGCAAGCCGGTGATCGTCTCGCCGGACAACCTGACGCTGGCCGCGCGCCTCGCGCTGCACAAGGGCATGTACAGCGTGTCGACGCTGGCGAACCTGCTCGCGTCCATCAGCTACCTGCAGCAGTCGAGCGCGCGCGAGGAAGCGGCTGAAGGCGACGGCTCGACGATGCCGGACGACCTCAAGGAATGGCTGGCGCGCGGCGGCGAGCTGCTGACCGCGATGGTCGCCGAGGAAGTCGCCGAGCTCACGGACGAAGACGGCAACGTCGATGCGCCGTGCGTCTACTACTTCGAATGCGCGGCCGCCGCCGAGAACCTGCACAAGGCCGTTTCGGCGCTCGGCGGGGATCACCTGCACGAGTCGTTCGAGAAGGTGCTGGCGAAGGCCGGCGCGCGCAACAGCGGCGCGGACATGGCGCGGATCCAGAAGGCGCACGACTTGATGGGCGAGCTCGGCGCGAAGTGCGCGAAGGACGCCGGCGGCGACGACATGGACGCCGAGAAGGCCGCGCACGCCGAGACGCTGAGCAAGCTCACGGCGGCCGGCGAGTCGGTCGCGAAGCTGACCGCGGATCTCGCCACGGCGACCGAACAGGTTGCGAAGGCAGCCCTCGAGCGCGACGAGCTGACGAAAGCCGTCGCGACGTTGGCCGGCGAACGCGACACGCTCCAGAAGCAGTTCGATGAGCAGGCCACGCTGGTCAAGAAGCTGAGCGAGGCACCGGTCGATCCGAAGGGCGCACTGAACAGCGTCGCGGTCGCGATCGGGAAGAGCCACGACTTCGTCGCCGGCGAGCAGCAGGAGGAAGTCGAACCCGTACGAAAGGCGGATGGCAGCATCGACGAAGCAGCTACCGCAATCAAGAAGGCCCGACGGAATGGCGGCGTGATCGTCTTCCGCGGTTGATCCACTCCAGAAGTTTCCCATCCACCCATAACCCGCCGGCGTAGCCCGGCAATCCGTCACACCCCGAAAGGCTCGCCATTGCGCGGGCCTTTTTCATTGGAGTCGAAGAAATGGACGCGAAGACGATTCAAGAAACGCTGGAGCTGGTCAAGGGCCAATACGGCTTGGGCAAGACGATCACCACGGCGAACAACCTGGTCGCGTACGACCTGCAGGCACCGGCGAAGAACCTGTACCCGGTCGTGACGCCCCTCCGCAACAAGATCGCGCGCGTGCCCGGAAAGGGCGGCGTGGCGACGAACTGGCGCACCGTCAAGGCGATCATCGGCTCGGGTTACGACTCGTCGCCGTGGGTGCCGGAAGGTCAGCGCTCGGGCCGCATGTCGTACAACACGGCACCCGTCGCCGCGAACTACGTCACGATCGGCGAAGAAGACGGCGTGACGTTCGAAGCCGAACACGCTGGCGAAGGCTTCGAAGATGTCAAGGCGACGATGGCGATGCGCCTGCTGCAGAAGACGATGCTGAAGGAAGAAAACGCGATCCTCGGCGGCAACAACTCGCTGGCGCTGGGCGTGCCGACCGCCCCGACGCTGTCGGCCGCCGGTTCGGGCGCGACGCTGCCGGCTGCGACGTACAGCGTGATCGTCGTCGCGCTGACGCTGGAAGGCTTCATCAACAGCTCGGTCGCGAACGGCGTCGCCACGCAGAAGACCGTCACCGGCGCAGACGGCCAGACCTACGTCGTCACCGGCGGCTCGTCGAACCAGTCGTCGAACACCACGCAGGCGGTCACGCTCGGCCAGACCCTGTCGGCGACGGTCCCGGTCGTGAACGGTGCGGTGGCGTACGCCTGGTACGTCGGTACCGCTGGCGCGGAAAAGCTGCAGGCGATCACGACGATCAACAGCGCGACGTTCTCCGCGCCGCTTTCGAGCAGCACGCAGGCCGCGACGGCGATCACGGCCGACAACTCGACGAACCCGCTGGCGTTCGACGGGCTGCTTACGACCGCGTTCAAGCCGGCGAATGGCGCGTACGTGAACGTGATGCCGACCGGCACCGCCGGCACCGGCACGCCGCTGACCGCATCGGGCCGCGGTTCGATCGTCGAGATCGACACGATGCTGAAGACGATGTGGGACACGTATCAGCTCGGCGCCACGGTGCTGTACGTGAATTCGCAGGAGCTGAAGAACATCACGACGAAGGTCCTGACGAACGCGAGCGGCCCGCTGCTGCGCTACGACCAAGCCGCCGGCTCGAAGGAGCCGTACGCGATCACTGCGTCGGGTGTCGTGACCTTCTACTTCAACCCGTTCACGGCGAACGGCGGCCAGCTCATTCCGGTGATGCTGCACCCGAAGGTCCCGCCGGGCACGATCATCGCCTGGTGCGAAGAGCTGCCGCTCTGGTACCAGAACAACGAAGTCAGCAACGTGGCGGAAATCCACTGCCGCAAGGACTACTACCAGCTCGACTTCCCGATCGTGACGCGTATGTGGCAGTCGGGCGTGTACGCGGAAGAAGTGCTGGCGGTGTACGCGCCGTTCGCGATGGCGATCATCACCAACATCGCAAACGGCTGATCGAGCAGCGACGCAGTAGCGCGAGTTGGCCCCGGCTTCGGTCGGGGCCTTTTTTCTTACACGAGGATTTCCAGCATGAAACGAATGCTTCTGGCAGCGGTTCTCGGTCTTTGCGCATCGATTTCGCTCGGGCAGACCAGCGCGACCATCAGCGCGAGCACGCCGCTTCCCGTGACCGTTGTTGGATCCGCGGCGTCTGCGGTCGACGGCTCGACTTCGGTCGGCACGACGCCGATCACCCTGTTCGGCGGCGCGACGCCGGCCCACGGCTTCCAGATCTTCCTGCAGAGCAGCGGGTCGGTCGAATTCAGCGATGTCGGCACGGCTGGCGGTCTCGGATCGTCGAGCATGATGCTCGGCCCGATCGCCGGCGGAACGCTGCTCTACACCACCCCGGACGGCTACAAGCCTGCCGGCCCTGTCTCAATCGTTGCACCCAGCGGCACGCAGTACGTCGCAGCGAGGATGTGGTAATGGCCAATCACGCTCAGGCGGTAACGCCATCGGACAGCACGTCGTTGCCGGCCACGGCGTATCTGTCCTTCACGAACAGCGGGACGCAGGTTCTCGTCATCGACACCGTCGGCGGCGAAACGAACGTGTCGATCACGCTGCCTTCCGGCATGTATCCGATCCGCGCGACGAAGGTGCATGCCGCGAGCACGGTGACGAACATCGTCGCGTACTGGGATTGACAGGAGAACGACATGGCGAAGTTCAAGGCACCGAAGAATTTCGGCGGCATCACGCACGGCGGCGAGACGTACAAGGCCAGCAAGGGCGGCGTCATCACGCTGCCGGACGATTTCCCTGCCGACATTGCGGCCGCGCACGGCATCGTGCCGGCGGATGACGCACCGACGGACGAGCCGGCCGGCGAAGGCGACGCCGGCACTGCGGCAGCGGCCGAAGGCACGGGAGCATAACGTGGCGGCCGGAGATCTGACGACGCTCGCGAACGCGAAGCAATGGCTGAACGTGAGCGTGGCGGGCGACGACGTGCTGCTCACGCGGCTCGTGACCGCGGCGAGCCAGTTCGTGCAGACGTACCTGAACCGGACGATCGCCTCGACCGCCTACACCGAGAAGCACACCGGCAGCGGCTCGAACACGCTCGCGCTGCCGAACTACCCGATCACGGCCGTCTCGTCTCTCGCGATCCGCGGCGTGCCGATCGCGGCGTCGCCGGATGGCGTGCAGGTCGGCTACACGTTCGACGACCGCTTCCTGTACCTGATCGGCAATGTCGGCTTCAGTGCATTCCCGAACGGGACGGACGGCCATTTCCCGAAGTGGCCGCCGCTCGGCGTGCAGGTCACGTACACGGCCGGCTTCTTGAGCACGCCGCCCGAGATCGAGCAGGCGGTGCTTGAGCTGATCGGCCTGAAGTACTCGGACCGCAACCACTTCGGCCAGGTCAGCAAATCGATCCAGGGCGAGGTGGTTTCGTTCTCGATCGCCGACATGCCGGCCGGCGTGCGGACGATCCTGAACAATTACCGCAAGGTCATCCCGGTATGAACATCGACGGCCAGGTCAAGGGCGAGTCGCAGGTCATCGCGCGCGTCAATCGGATCGTCCCGAACGTCCGTAACGCGCTCGTCGAGCGTGTTCAGCGCCTCGTGATCGCACTGCAGGCGCACGTCGTCGGGGACAAGCTGAGCGGCCAGGTGCTGAATGTGCGCAGCGGCCGGCTGCGGCGCTCGGTTAATCAGGCCGTCACGACGACCGACACGACGGTAACCGGCGTCGTGAGCACGCCCGTCGAGTACGCGGCTGCGCACGAGTACGGATTCCAGGGTGTCGTGACCGTGAAGGAGCACCTGCGGCAGGTCACGATGGCGTGGGGTAAGCCGCTGACGACGCCGGTCACCGCGACCGTGCGTTCGCACCCGATGAAGATGAACCTCCCCGAGAAATCATTCCTGCGCTCGGCGCTGGCCGACCAGCGCGAGGACATTCTGCGCGGAATCCGCGAGGCAACTGCCGAGGGCGCGCAACGATGAACCGCGAACCGATCTATGCCGCGCTGTTCGCGAAGATCAGCGCGATTCCGGGCCTCGTGACGACGTCGCGCCGGCTGCGGCACTGGAGCGACGTCAACGCGGTCGAGCAGCCCGCGCTGTTCCAGGTGCAGGTGCGCGAGCATCAGCGGCCGCGCAAGGGCATCCCGGCGCTCGTCACGTTCCGCTGCGAGCTGTACCTGTACGTGAACACGGGCAACGACCTGCATGACGTCACGCCAGCGACGCAGCTCAACTCGTTCATGGACGCAATCGAAGCTGCGCTCGCGCCGGATAGGCTGACCGGCTTCCAGACCCTCGGCGGCACCGTGTCGCACTGCTGGATCGAAGGCGACATCGTCACCGACGAAGGCGTCCTCGGCGCGCAGGCGGTCGCGATCATCCCCGTGAACATCCTCGCCAACAACTGAAGGAGCCGCGATGGAAACCGAAGACGTGCAGGACAGCGCGCCGGAAGAGAAGCAGCGCGCCCCCGCGCTCGACCCGCGCATCGACGCGCTGATCGAAGCGTGGTTCCGCGCCAATTTTCACGATTCGATTGTGTCGCGCGATACCGCGACGTTCAACCACGTGCGCGGCGCCGTCGACGCGCTGAAGAAGGAACTCGCTGCCTGATCGGCGAACCCTGATCCACCTTTCGCAGTACCCCCGGGCCGGCTCGTTTGAGCCGGCCTTTTTTCTTGCCCGCTCGGGGCTCACGCATAGGAGCACCACCATGTCTCAATACGCTTTCGGCGCCGGTTCCTTCTGGGGCATCCAGTCGGGCAACGCCAATCCCACGCCGAACCGCTTCGGCGCGCTGCAGTCGGCCGACATCAGCTTCGACGCGACGGTCAAGGAGCTGTTCGGCTCCTACCAGCTGCCGCTCGCGATCGGTCGCGGCACGATGAAGGTATCCGGCAAGGCGATGGCCGGTCAGTTTCAGGGCCGCGTGCTGTCGGACCTCTTCTTCGGGATCTCGAAGAGCGTCGGCCAGACGCTCATCTCCGACAACGAAGCGGGCACGATCCCGGGCACCGGCCCGTACACCGTCACGGTCGCGAACTCGGCCGGCTGGGTGACGGATCTCGGCGTGAAATACGCGGCCACCGGCCTGCCGCTGACGCGCGTCGCGTCGGCACCGGCCACGGGGCAATACTCGGTGGCCGCCGGCGTCTACACGTTCGCGGCGGCGGACACGGGCCTCGGCGTCGGCATCAGCTACACGTACACGCCGACGAGCAACACGGTCGGCGAAACCGTGACGATGAGCAACCAACTGCTCGGCACCGCGCCGTCGTTCAAGTCGGTCGTATCGCAGGTCTTCAACAGCCAGCGCGTCACGCTGACGCTGAACCAGTGCGTCGCGACGAAGTACACGTTCAGCACGAAGCTCGAGGACTTCAACATCCCCGAGTTCGACTTCAGCGCGTTCGTCGATTCGAGCAACACGCTCGGCACGATCTGCCTCGGCGAGGGCAGCTGACATGGACCAGGCCTCGAAGAAGCTGATCTATCAGAACCTGGCGTGCGGCGTCACGCCCGAGGCCCAGGCCGCCGCGCTCGGCTGTTCCGTCGAGGAAGTCGAGCGCGTCTTCCGTGCGGTCGGCCTCGCGCTGGCGAACTGGCAGTTGAAGGAGACGGTGCCATACACGCCGTGCCAGACGCGCACCGCCGCGCTCCAGAACCGCAAGGTGATCCTGCAATTCCTTGACCAACTCGACATCGACAGCATCGAGATCGAGTACCACCGCATTACCGCGCGTCGCTGCGCGGTGGAGAACTGACCCATGAAGAACATCGTGACGATCGGCGGCCGCGCGCTGCCGGTGCCGCCCGCGTCCCTGAAAAGCATCAAGCGCTGGCTGCACGCGCAGCAGGAGCACCGCGACGGAACCATCGAGTACCTCGACGAACTGTCCGAATTCATCGGCGCGACGCTGACACGCGAGCATGGCGGTACGCCGGACCTCGATCGCGACTGGATCGATTCTGTCCTCGACGAAACGACGATCCCCGTCGTGCTGCGCGCGATCTACGCGGCCGGGAGGATCGAATCGGGGGAAGCGGCGCCGGCGCAGAGCCCCTCGACTGGGACGAGCTCTACGCCGACCTGACTCTCGCGACAGGCTGGACGTGGGAATACATCGACGAACTCGACCTGCCCCGCGTCGAAGCCCTGTACCGCGGCTTCAGGAAGCATCCGCCGTTGCACTGGTGCGCTGCCGCGTTCGTGAAGTTCGAGCCGCGCGGCGGCACCCCGGCAGAGGCGGCCGACGGCGCCGGCAAGCCTTCCGAGATGTTCGCCTCGCTGGGCGGCCGACTGCTGGACGAGTGAGAGGAACCCTTCCGTGTCTGACGACAAGCGCGTTGACGTAGCGATCACCGTCACTTCCGACGGTGCCGAGCAGGGAGCGTCGAAGGCCGCGGACTCGATCGCGCGCGCGATCGGGCTCATGCAGCGCGATCTGCAGCAAATGGTGCAGCAGTCGCGCGCGACGACCGCCGCCGTGACCGCCGGTTTCACCGGCATGGCGAGCTCGATCGACGGCATGGCCGGCCGCATGAGCAATTCGGTGCGTCAGGTATCGGGCGTCGTCGACGACTACGGTAACGAAGTCGTTGCCATCTCGCGCCGCGTTCAGCAGGCCAACGCCGCCGAGGAAGAATCGCACCGGCGCCTCGGCCATTCATCCGTCGCGGCGCGCCGCGAGCTTCTCGTGCTCGGGCACGAGATGATGATGGGCAACTACAAGCGCTTCGTCGGCTCGCTGATGGTCCTCGGCGAGCAGATGGACTGGATGGGCAAGATCATGAGCCCGGCGGGCGCCGGCATCGCGCTCGTGGTCGGCGAGATTGCTGCGTTGGCTGCGGCAGCCATTCACGGCGCCATGCAAATGAGCCACCTGAAGGATGAACTCGTGTTGACCGGCAACTACGCCGGCCTGACTGCGGGCAAGTTCATCGAGATGGGCAACGCCATCCAGCAGTCGACTGGGGCCAGCATCGGCACCGCGCGCGAAGCGCTCGCGGCCGTTGCCGGTTCCGGCCGCTTCACCGGCGCAGCGCTGCAGCCGGTGGCCGAGGCGGTGGCCAACATCGGCAAATACTCGAAGGCAACCGCCGAGGAGGTGGTGAAGTCGTTCGAGAAGATGGACGACGGCGTCTACAAGTTCGCGGTCGAGTACAACAAGGCGTACCACTTTGCGACGAACGCTCAGCTCGAGCACATCCGCGCGCTTGAGGAGCAGGGCGAGAAGGAGCGCGCCGAGGCCGAAACGGCGCAGTTGGTCATCCAGAGGCAACAGGAGATCGCGGCGCAGCTCGACCAACTGCCGGGCATCCTGAGATCTGCGAAAAACGAGTGGGACAGGTTCTGGGATTCGGCCGCTGGTCTTGGACGGGCCGTCACGGTTGAGGACCGCATCGCCAACCTGCAAGAGCAGATGGCCAATGCCAAGCCGTTCTACGACCTGATGCCGAAGGGCGAGGCTGCGGACAAGCTGGAACTCCGGCGCCTGCAGCAACAGCGAGATCGGCAAGACAGTGCTGTCGGTGTAAGGGCCCAGTCGGAAGCGATTCAGCGTCGAGGCACCGACGCAGTGGTCGCGCTGCGTGCGGAGTGGCGGGGGCTCGGCGGCGATGTGAAATTGGCCGACGATGAGGTGGCGCGGTTCCGCCGCAGCCTGGAAGATGCAAGGGCCGCTGCGCGCGACACCGGCACACCGATTCCGGAAGACGTCCAGCGCATGATCGCGCGGCAGTCCCAGATCGAGACGGAGATCCGGAAAAAGTACGACCGCCACGACTTCAAGAAGACCCCGGGCGCGGTCACGCCGATGCGCGACTATGCCTTCGAGAATGCCCAGGCGCAGGCCCACCTCAACCTGCTGAAGGAGAACCTGAAGGCCGAACAGGCGGAACTCGACCGCGCCTACAAGGCCAACCAGATCTCGCTGCAGGCCTACTTCCAGCAGCGGCTCGCGATCACGTTGCGCGGCATGGACGCCGAGCGCGACGTCATGAAGGCGCAGCTCGATCAGACCCGCGCGCTCGAGGCGCAGGCCCGCAACCCGGCCGAGAGACTGTCGCTGCGTACGAAGGAAGTCGAGATCGAAGGCCGCTTGGCGGTTGCGGAGCGCCAGCGCGCCGCATCGGTTCAGCAGAATTCGCAGGAGATGCGGGCCGCGATCGACGCCGAGCTGAAGGCCCTGCAGGATCTCGACGCCAAGCGCGAGCAGTCGCAGGCCAGCGAGGCGCAGAAGCGCGCGGTGCTCATCGCGCAGGAGGAGGTGCGGCAAGGTCGGATCACGCAGGCGCAGCTCGCGGCGCTCGAGGAACAGTACGAGCAGGAGAAGGCCGACAAGGCGATCCAGGCCCTGCAGCAGCGCCTCGACACCGAGAAGAACCTGACGGTGCAGGCGCAGCAGCAGATCCAAGACCAGATCGACCAGATCCGCGACCAGTCGGCGACCCGCCAACTCCAGTACAGCATCCAGGCCAACGACGCCGTCGAAGCTGACGCGCGGCGCGCTGCCGATTCCATCGATCAGGGATTCGCCAAGGCCTTCGGCAACTTCGTCGACGGAACGCAAACCGCGTGGCAGGCGTTCAACAACTTCGCCCGAAGCATCGACCAGATGCTCGTGCAGATGGTCTCGAAGAAGCTCTTCCAGCAGCTGTTCGAGATGCCGGCCGGTGCATCTGGTGATTCCGCCAGCTCGACGCTGACCGCTTGGCTATCAACGCTCCTGGGAGGAAACAAGGACACCGGATTCAACACGAAGGGTGCGTTCGGCTTCACGACCGGTCTCGAGGGAACCGCCAAGGCTGTCGGCGCCGGCATGAACGGCGGTGCGCCGCTGATGGGGCTCGGCTCTGGCGCGCCGATGAACGTCGGCCAGATCCAGTCCGCCATGCAGGCGGTGACGACCATGAGCGCCGCCACGATGAGCGTTGCCGCAATGACCGTTGCCTCCATGGTCGGCGCTGGCGGCTCGGGTATGGGCGGCGGCGGCCTGCTGTCCGAGTTGCTGGGTTCGCTGGGCGGCGGTGACATGGCCGGATCCTTCGGGTTCACGGCCACCGGTGTCACGGGCAGCACGGACGCGGTCATCGGCGGCGCCATGGCCGATGGCGGCTCGGAGGGGCTGTCCGCCCTGTTGGGCCTCGCGGCGTTCGACGTCGGCACGCCGTACGTGCCTAACGACATGATCGCCCAGATCCACCAGGGCGAGGCGATCGTCCCCGCGTGGGCCAACCGTCCGGAGTACAACTCCGGCGGCCTGACGGTGAACAACCAGTTCGTGATCCCCGGCGGCGTCGACATGCGGACGCAGAGCCAGGTCGCTGCCATGGCCGGGGCCTCGCTGTCCCAAGCGATGAAGAGGAACGGCTGACATGGCGAACTTCCTGGAATCCCCGACGTTTCCCGATGACCTGGCTTTCTGGGCTCGTGGCGGCGTCTCTTTCAACACGGTGGTGTCTGGCTCGACGGCCGGCCGCGAGCAGCGCAACGTGATCTGGCAGTTCGGGCGCGGGCAGTGGGACGTGCAGAACGCCTTCCGGACGGCCGGTGGCGTCGCCGATCCTTACTCGGTGCAGACGCTGCGGAACTTCTTCCGCATCGTGAAGGGGCAGGCCTACGGGTTCCGGTTCCGCGACTACACCGACTACCTCGACGAAGGACAGGGCATTATGGGCGCGCCGGTGTCGACGTACACCGCGCCTGCGGTGCCCAGCGGCAAAGGCGGCGGCGTCCCTACGTACCAGATGTTCAAGCAGTACGCCGCCGCGCCGCTGGCCGACTACCGCCAGATCCAGAAGCCGCGCGCCGCATCGTTCTTCCGCAACGGCTCGCCCGTGACGATCGGTACGGGTGCCGGCAATGCGTCGCTCGACACGACGACCGGCCTGTTGACCTTCGTGGCCGACAGCCAGGCGAACCCGACGAGCTGGACCGCCGGCTCGACGACATCCTTCGTCGTGAGCGCGGTGCCGAGCGGCTGGGCGACTGGCATCAGCCTCTACATCACCGGCGTGACGGGCGACACCGGCGGCGTGCTCAACGGGCAGGCGGTCGCGATCACCAGCATCAGCGGCACGACCGTCACGGTGGCGGCCAACACAACCGGCATGACGCTGTCCGGCGGCACGGCTGCCAAGTACCCGCAGCTCACGGACACGCTGACGTGGACCGGCACGTTCGACACGCCGTGCCGCTTCGGCACCGACCAATTCGCGCCGCAGATCGACATCGGCACGGCTGCGCTGTACGGCTTCCAGTCTCTGACCGTGGTGGAGATTCGCGTATGAGGTCGATCAGCCCGGCCTTCGCCGCGTGGCTCGCGCAGGACGTCAAGACCATCGCCACCTGCGTCAAGATCACCCGGAAGGACGGGACGGTCTTCGGCTTCACCGACCACGACGCCAACCTGAGCATCGGCGGGGTGCTGTACACATCTTCGTCGGGCTTCACGGCGTCGGCCATCGAAAACACATCCGACCTGTCGACCTCCAACCTCGAGGTCGACGGGTTGCTGCTCGCGACCGGCGGCGCGATCACGCAGACCGACATCGAGGCCGGCGTATGGAGCGGTGCCGCGGTGCAGATTTTCGCGGTGAACTTCTCCGACCTGACGATGGGCCAGATCAACCTAGTCAGCGGCAACCTCGGAAACTTCAGCCTGCTCAACGGCGCATGGAAGGTGGAACTGCGCGGCATCTCGCAGACCTTCCAGCAGGCCAAGGGCGACCAGTTTTCGGCCACCTGCCGCGCGATCTTCGGCGACTCGCAGTGCACGCTGAACCTCGCGCCGTTCACGGTCTCCGGATCGGTGACGTCGACGGTGAATCAGCTGCAGTGGAACGACACGTCGCTGACTCAGGTCGGCCCGACGTCGCAGTTCGTCGACTCGGTCGGCCACCGCGTGCCAACCACGGGACCCTACACGGTGCAGGTGGTCGCGCCGTCTGGGACATTTCAATCTGACAGTGGGGTGTTCGATTCGGGCGGCAACCAGCTGACGCAGGTTTCTGGCACGCCGGCTGCCGGCCAGTACTCGGTCTCGGGAACCGGCCTCTACACCTTCAACATCGCGCAGGCCGGCTGGTTCGTCCGGATCAACTTCGCCTATGCGATGGGCTATTTCGCCTACGGCAAGGTGACGTTCACCAGCGGGGCGAATGCCGGGCTGACCGGGGCGGTCAAGACGTCCGCCACGGGCTCGGTGACGCTCGGCATGCCGATGCCCAACCCGATCCATGTCGGCGACACGTACACGATCGTGGCGGGATGCGACAAGCAGGTCGGCACCTGCAGCGGTCGGTACAACAACATCGTGCACTTCCGCGGCGAACCATACGTCCCGGGCCCGGACACGATCCTTCGACCGCAAGGGAACTGACATGGCGACGAGGCAGCAGGTGGTGGACGAGGCGCGCACGTGGATCGGCACGCGATGGCAGCACCAAGGGCGGCTCAAGGGCGTAGGCGTGGACTGTGCCGGACTCGTCGTCTGCGTGATGAGGAACGTCGGCGTGGAGGTCAGGGACGTGGACGGCTACACGCGCCGTCCTGACGGCTCGCTGCTCGACATCGTGCGCGCGCAGACGGAGCCGGCAGACGTCTGGTGCGCCGGCGATGTCGCGGTGTTCCAGTGGGACAACGATCCGTGCCACCTCGCCATCATGACCGGCCCGAACAGCATCATCCACGCCCACGCGCTGAGCCGCGGCGTGGTCGAGCACGACCTGGATCCGAAGTGGCGCATGGCGATCGTCGGCGTGCGCCGCGTCCCGGGGGTGGAGTGACATGGGCCAATCAGTCGGTTTGATTCTCGGCGTCGCCGGCGCGGTCGTCGGCGGCTTTTTTTCCGGCGGCGCTACATGGGCGATCGGCGCCGGCTTCCTCGCGGGGAACCTGGTCGGCTCCATCCTCACGCCGCACAAGCAGCCGCAGCTGCCCGAAATCCGTGTTCAGGACTCGGCGTACGGGAAGTACATCGCGCGGGTGTATGGCAAATACCGGCTGTCAGGCAACATCATCTGGGTCGGCCCGGCGCATCAGCACAGCCAGAGCGGGAAGGGCGCCGGCGGGAAGGGACCGCAGCAGTCGTACGTGACCATGAGCCTCGCCGTCGCGCTTTGCAAGGGGCCCATCACGGCCGTGACGCGCATCTGGGCCAACGGGAAGCTGATCTACGACATCTCGAACCCGTCGAACTTCCAGGCTATCTCGGGCTCGGCCCAGATGGTCACCAACTTCACGGTGTACCCGGGAGATGAGAACCAGACTGCCGACCCGGTCATGCAGGGCTATCTTGGCGCGGCCAACGTGCCGGCGTACCGCGGCCTAGCATACGTCGTCTTCAACGAGCTGAACCTGCAGCAGTGGGGCAACTACATGCCCAGCCTGTCGTTCGAGGTGGTGAAGACCGGCGGGATAACGTACGTCACCTCCGGCGCGCAGAACGCGGGGTGGTCGCCGGCCATGCAGACCCTCGTCGGCAACGGCGCGCTGACCAACAACATCGGCACGCAGATCGACGCCGCCGGGAATGTCTACGGCTGGTCGTGCGGCAACAACGGCAACAACTGCTTCTTCCAGCCGTTCAAGCTCACCCCGTATGGCGTCCAGTGGCAGAGCGCGCCGGCGCAGTACTTCATCGTCTTCCCGATCCTGAAGTGCCAGTCGCAGGACGAGCCGGGCATCGCCACGACCAGCGGGCTGTGGCTGCAGAACTCAGGCGGCGTGATGAACACCGGCTTCTCCACGGGCCTCATCGGCAACTGGAACGTCGTGAAGGCCGGCGGCAAGATCTACTACTCGCAGACCACCGGCGCCAACCCCGGGCCGGTGTACATCAGCAACCCCGTGCTCGCGGGCAGCGCCCTGCCGATCAGCGTCATCACCGGGGCCTACGCGTCCGACTGCCTGTTCCTGCTCGGCGTGTCGGCCAACTACATCTACGCGGTGACCCCGGGCGGCAGCGGCGCGCACCCGAACTCGCTCATCAAGCTCGACCTGAACGGCAACCTGGTCGCAGTGCTCGACGGCCCGAACGCCTCGGCCTATGGGCTTGCCGCATGCGGGCAGGTGATCAGCGACAACCAGATCTACATCAGCAACTCTGGTCACATCTATTTCTGGAACGGTACGACGCTGGTCGACACGGGGATGCCCAGTTCCTTGGGCGGCAACATGTCGGTGCTGAAGGTCATCTCGCAGGGGACGCTCGCCTACCAGTCCGAGTTCGCGTCCGGCTACACGTTCTCGGCCGTCGTGGCGTCGACCAACGCCTCCGACATCCCGCTGTCCTCGGTCGTGGCGGCCGAGTGCCAGTATGCCGGCCTGCAGAGCTCGCAATACGACGTCAGCCAGCTCACCGACTTGGTGACCGGCTATGCCATCACCGGTAACGCGTCGCCGCGCGACGCGCTCAACCCGCTGATGAGCGCGTACTTCTTCGATGCGTGCGACACGGGCGGCCCGCTCAAGTTCGTTAGGCGCGGCGGCACGCCGGCGCTGACCATTCCGTGGGACGACCTCGGCGCCGATCCGGACGGCCGCGCCGCGGCGGCGCAGAACCCACTGTCGGAGACCGTGCAGCAGGAGTTCGAGCTGCCGCGCCAGATGACGCTGACCTACGCGTCCGCCAACACGGACTACCAGAGCGGCACCCAGCGCGAGTCGATGCCGCAGACAACGTCGAATCTGGATGAGTCGGCAGACGTGCCCATCGTGCTGCCCGACAACGAAGCCAAGGTCCGCGTGCAGACGATGCTCTGGGAGCGCTGGATCAAGCGCCAGACCTTCCAGTGGTCGGTACAGATGAAGTATCTGGCCGTCGAGCCCGGTGACGTCGTGTCGATCACCAACCCGGCCGGCACGACGTACAACCTGCGCGTGACCAAGGTGGCCGGCGACGGCAAGAACACGCTCACCATGAACGGCGACCCCAGCGTGCCGCAGATCTATCCGAATCCGGCGACCTACGTCGCGCAGGGCGGTGTCGCGCAGGGATTCACGAAGCAGTCGGTTCCGTACAGCGGTGCCACGATACTGAAGGTCCTTGACGTCCCGCCGCTGCGCGATCAGGACACGTCGCAGGGGCTGTACGTCGCCGCCTGCGGATTCAACAGCGCGTGGCCCGGCGCGACCATCGACATTTCGCGAGACGACCTGAACTTCACGCAGCTGATGGCCGTCACGCAGCAGAACGCGGTCGGCACCTGTTCAAACGCGCTGGGCAACTTCTTCGGCGGCAACATCGCGGACGAACTCAACTCGCTGCAGGTCGTGCTGTACAACACGTCGCTGACGCTGAGCTCGGTGTCCTATGCCTCGTTCCTCAACGGAGCGAACGCCGCGCTGGTCGGCGGCGAACTGGTGTACTTCCGCACGGCCACGCAGACCGGCCCGGGCGCCTACACGCTCACCGGGTTCCTGCGCGGCGTGAAGGGCACCGAGGCGAGCATGGGGGCCCACGTTCCCGGCGAGGATTTCGTGCTGCTCGACCAGACGAAGCTGTCCGTCACGGGCATCAACATCTCCGACATCGGCCAGCCGCTGTACTTCGAGCCGTTCCTGCTCAACATCTTCGGCAACACGGCCGGCGGCGTGACGCAGGTCACCCCCGTGCGGGCGCGCGTGAAGCCGCTGATGCCGTGGCTGCTCGGCGCGACCAAGGGCAGCTCGTCGTCGGCCAACGACATCACGCTGCGCTGGCTGCGCCGCGCGCGGGTCAACACCTACTGGCTCAGCGGCGCCGACGTGCCGCTCGACGAGTCGGTCGAGACGTACAACGTGACCGTGCTCAACGGGACGAATGCGGTGCGCCAGCTCACCGTGACGGGGCCCTTCAACGCTCCGACGATCCCGAACTGGACGTACACCGCCGCGCAGATCACCGCCGACGGGTTCAACACGGGCAACACGATCACGTTTCAGGTCTACCAGAACAGCGATCAGGGCGTCCCGGGCTACGTGGCGACCACCACCATCGTGAGGTAAGAATGTCCGACAGCACCACCCCGCTGAACACCATCAGCTCCACGCAGGCAAACAAGGAGGCGACGGCCAACGGCCTGTTCGACGCGGCCAGTCCGTCGACATTGTGGGGGCGCCACGACAGCGCTACCAGCGGCCTGACGTGGGGCTACTATGGTGGCCGCTTCGTGGACAACACCGGCACGGCACACGCCATCTCGAACGGCACCATCACGCTGACCGCCAGCGCTACGAACTACATCTACGCGGACAAGACCACCGGCGCGGTGTCGGCCAACACGACCGGCTTCCCGGCTGGGCAGGTGCCGCTTTACTCGGTCGTGACGAACGCGTCGACGGCGACGAGCTACCTCGACTATCGCAGCTACCAGCCGTCGGCCACCGGCGGCGGCGCGGGCACGGTGACCAGCGTGGGGCTCTCGATGCCGACGCAGTTCTCCGTGGCCAACAGCCCGGTTACGAGCAGCGGTACGCTGGCCGTCACGTGGGCCAACGCCTCCGCGAACCAGGTGCTCGCTGGTCCAGCGAGTGGGGCGGCTGCGGCGCCCACGATCCGCGCGCTGGTTGGCGCGGACATCCCGCCGTTCACCGGCTCGGGTGCCAGCCACACTACCGGCGGCGTGCCAGACCCCGGCTCGACTGCCGGCTCGACGCGGTTCCTGCGCGAGGATTCCACGTGGGCCGTGCCGCCGGGCAGCGGCGGGGGCGGTGGAACGGTCACGAGCATCGGCGGCACCGGCGGCGTGGAGACAGACCAGGCGTCAGGAGCGGCCATCACGAGCAGCGGCAGTGTGCGGGCCAATCGGCTACCCAACGTCGTCACCAGTGCCCACACCTTCGTCACCGGCGACCGCGGCGCGGCGATCATCACGAACTCCTCGAGCGCGGTGACGCAGACGCTGCCGGCCGCCACCGGCAGCAGCGGCAACTTCCCGAACGGCTGGTTCTGCGACCTGACGAGCATCGGCACTGGCACGACCACCGTCGCCGTGCCCAGCGGCGCGCAGCTCGACGGCGTGACCAACGGCACGGCGACGCTGGGTCAGTTCAGCGGCCTGATCGCTTACACCGATGGCACGAACTGGTTCACGAAGCGAGGGGGCGGCTCGGCCGCCTCGCATACCACGCCGTCCATCGTGCAGCAGGCCGCCAACGGCTCCAACACCACGTCCTTGACGATAACGCTGGGCAGCACGCCGACGGCAGGCAACCTCGTGATCGCGGTCTTGGGCGGCTATGCGAACAACAGCGGAACGCCCATTGCCAACCTGTTCACGCCACCCGACCAGTCGTGGACACAGATCGGTCAGGCCGCCTCGGGTAACAACGAAGTCATTGCGATGTTCATGCGTACGGTGCAGAGCGGCGACGGCACGGGGTACTCGTGGACCGCCGCCGGGACCGGGTTCTTGGGGCGCATGTACGAGATCGCGAACGCAGGCGAGGTGCGCGTCACGGGTAACAATTTTCAGCCCGCGCCCGCCACTTCTAGCGGCACGAGCTACTCGCCCGGCGGCTCGGCCCCGACCTCAACCTGCTTGGCTATCTCGGGGATCGAGCAGGACACGGCCACCGCCACGGCCTCACTCTCTTCGGGCTGGACGCAAGATCAGGGCGGCTCGGCGTCGGGGCTGTCGTACCACCAACTTGTTCTCGGTCACCGCACGCTGACAGCCGGGCCGTTCAACGGGTTCTTGGCGACGTGGTCCGGGGCCAGCACGTCGCAGGTTGTCCCGGGGCTCACGGCATGCATCGCGCCGCAACTCTGAGGGCGGTGAGGCCTGTAAGAGACCAATTAGCAGCCACACCGACAGCCGCCTTCGGGCGGCTTTTTCGTTACGGGGTCGACATGCAGAACGAAGAATTCGAAGTGCCGGCGACAGATGAGGAGTTTCGGCGGGTGGTGCTCGCAGAGTTCAAGGCCATCCGAGAAAAGTTCGATGCGATCGATACGCGACTGAGCGGACAGGACGAGGCGATCGCGCAAAACACCGTGCTGACAAGCGACGTCGAGCGCGACACGAAAGCGGTTCGAGAATTCATGAAAGATGGCGCGAGCGCGGCGCGATTTTTCTGTCGACTGGCCGCTGCGTGGCGCTTCGGCTTTAAGTGGGTGGCTCTTCCGATCGGCGCGCTCTACGCCGCCTTTTACTACAACGTGCACGGCCGGTTACCCGGATGGCTGATGGCCGTCGCAAAGGTGCTGGGGCTTTGACATGGACAAGCGACACGACATCGTCTGGCTAGATCAGCCGGAGGAGCACGACTATCCAGCGGCCGAATCGTACCTGAGCCTCGTCATGGTTCCGCAGCGCGCCGCTACGTTCGCCCGCGCGCTGCGCCGCGCGCGCGTCGAGCGCTTCAAGGCGAAGGATATCTTCCGCGCAGCGCGGCTGCCGCTGCTGGGCAGCGACAATCACCACGTCAAGCGCAACGGCGAGAAGATCCGCTCAGGCCGCTCGCTGTCGCCGATTTTGCTGGTGCGCGGCGAAAGCGGTCGTCTCGTGATCGCCGACGGCTATCACCGCCTCTGCGCGGTGTACCTCCACGACGAGGATGCCGAGATCCCGTGCAAGATCGTCGGAGGCCAGCGATGCAACTGACCGACGACATCATCGCGCGCGGTTGCGGCGCGGCGCCGGCGCGCGCAGCGGCGATGCTCGCGCCGATTCAGGCAGCGTGCGATCGCTTCTCGATCAGCGCGACGCCGGCGCGGCTCGCCGCCTTCCTGCCGCAGATCGGGCACGAGTCGATGGGCCTCTCGCAGTTCGCCGAGTCCTTCAACTACAGCGTCGCCGGCCTGACCGCGACGTTCCGGCGCATGACGCCGCAGATTGCCGCGTCGCTCGGCCGCAAGCCTGGCGCGATGCCGCTGTCGATTGCGACGCAGCAGAAGATCGCGAGCATCGTCTACGCGAACCAGATGGGCAACGGTGATGCAGCGAGCGGGGACGGTTGGCGTTATCGCGGGTCTGGGATGCTGCAGCTCACGTTCCACGACAACTTCGAGGCGTTCGGTACCGCTTGCCACGTCGATGCGGTCGGCAATCCAGACGTCGTCCGCAATGATCCGGGCGTCGCGGCGCTCGCCGCCGCCTGGTACTGGTTCGCGAATGGCTGCAACACGCTGGCCGACGCTGGATCGTTCGACACGGTCACGCGGCGCATCAATCGGGCGATGGAGGGGAAGGCGCAGCGCGACGCGCTGTATCAGGCCGCGCGCGCTGCGCTCGGGCTCGCCTGAACGACAAAACGCACGACGAAATATTCCGGAAATTATTCCTGCCGCCTTCGGGCGGCTTTTTTCGTTTACGGCCATGAAGATCATCAAGCACCTCATCGACGCCGCGAAGGGAAAGCATCCGCTCTCGGCGAAGCGCTCGCCGCACTGGCCGGCAGTCCGGCGGCAGCATCTTGAGCTTCACCCGACCTGCGAGGTGTGCGGCGGCAAGACCCATCTGCAGGTCCATCATCGCCGGCCGTTTCACCTGCACCCGGATCTCGAGCTCGAGCCGACCAACCTCATCACGCTCTGCGAAGCGCCGGGCCACAACTGCCATCTGGTCTTCGGGCACCTCCTGAACTTCCGGAGCTTCAATCCGGACGTCGGCACCGATGTGACCGAATGGAACGGCAAGATCACCAACCGCCCGACGGGCGAAAGGGAGTAGCTCATGAAACTCGATCTCGAAGGCGTCGCGAAGGCGGCGTATGTCGGCTTCCTGCTGATCATGTGGGCGGTGCTCGACAAAGTCGGCATCCACGACCAAGTGCTGGTCCTGACGATTCAAGGGCTGATTGCCGCGATCGTCGGCTGGCACGGCATCAACCAGCTGCCGGGCTACCGCCGCGCGGGGCCCGATGCGCCGGCGCTGCCACCCATACGGCAAGCGCCACCGCCAATACCACCCGCCGCGGCCGCCGCGCGCGAGGCGGGAGCGCAGGAATGATCCGCGCCGCTGCGCTCGCGCTGCTGCTGTCCGGCTGCGCCGGCACCGCGACGTACTCGGTACGGCCGTTCTACGAGCCGGGCGTCGGCCGCATGGTCTGCTGCGAGGCCATCGCCTTCAACGGCAAGGACATCGCCGCGCTCGCGCTCGACGTCACCACGTCGCCGGACGGCGTGGTGACGATCCATTTCCAAGAATCAGGCGTCGGCGCGACAGCTCCGGCCGCCGCGCAGGGTGCCGTCGTCTCGAACGTCGCGGCGGCCGTCAGCAATGCGGCAGCCGCCGCGATCAAGCTTTCCCCCAAGTAAGGAGTTTCCCGTGAAGAAGACCCTCATGCTGCTCGCGGCAGGCGTTGTCGCGTTCCTCGCCGGCTGCGCCGGTACCCCGGGCGCTGCGCAGTCGCCCGCGCAGATCGCGGCGCGCGCGTGTCCGCTGCTGACCGACGAGATCAGCACGCTCGCGCAGGCTGGGCTGTTCACCGGCGGCGCGCAGGCAACGCTGACCGGTATCGTGCAGCCGGCCGTCGACAAGGCGTGCGCCGCCGGAACGACGGTGACGCAGCTCGACCTGCAGACGCTGTCGGCGGCCGCCGTACCCGCGCTGATCGACCTGGTGAAGCTGTCCGGTCTGCCGGACGCGGACAAGACGAAGGCGATCCTCGCGATCGGCACAGCGAAAGCGATGCTCGATACGGCGCTCGCGGTGCTTGCGCCGCCAGCGCCAGTCGCGCCAGCACCAGTGTCGACGCCAGCGTCGACACCCCTCACCGGGAGCACGATCCAATGAACGGGCGGCGCGTCTATGGCAAGGCTCCGCATGAGCTTGAGCCGGGTGATTATGGCCGCTGGGATGCCGACAAGGGCAATTGGTATGCGCGCGTGCCGGACGGGAAGTGCGCGAACCTGACTGCTCATGAGGTGGTCGAGCATCCGGACGGCTCGATAACGGTGAGTCCGTCGATTCTCGTTACGCAGCCCGGCGAATCGCCGCCGGAATGGCACGGCTGGCTCGAGCGCGGCGTGTGGAGGTCGGTATGAAAAAGCCGATTCGCGTCGCTCTCAGCGGTAGCGGCTTCCGCCTCGGCGCGCACCTCGGCGCGCTGCAGGCGATCGCCGACGCCGGCTATACCGTCGTGGAGCTGGCCGGCACGTCCGGCGGCTCGATCATCGCCAGCCTGTTCGCCAGCGGCATGCCGCTCGACGTGATGCGTCAGCTGCTGATGGAGATGGACTGGTCGCGGATGATGAGCTTCTCGCCGTGGGCGCTCATCCGCCACCAGGCGCTCTGCACCGGCGATGCGCTGCTGCAGTACCTGCTCGGCACGACGAACGGGAAGACGTTCGCGCAGCTCGACGTCGACCTGAAGGTGATCGCGGCGAACCTGCTGACGGAGCGCGAGTTCCAGTTCTCGAAGGCGGCGACGCCGGACGTCCCGATCGCGTTGGCGGCGCGCGCGAGCGCGTCAATCCCGATCGTGTTCGCGCCGGTCGCCGTGGCCGGCGGCCTGATGGTTGACGGGGGCACCTGCGACAACATGCCGGTCAGCGACCTGACGGTCGACGACGTGCCGCGCGTCGGCATCTACCTGGTGTCGGACGATGCGCCGCTGCCGCCCGGATCGTACGGGCTCGCGACGCTCGCGCCGCGGATCATCGACCTGATGCTCGCTGCGTGCGAAGCGACGCACGTCGCGCTTGACAGCCGAAACGGCGCGACGATCATCCACGTGCCGACCGGCTACGCGAGTTCGTTCGATCGGCACATGGCGGTCGCGACGCGCCAGCGCCTGTACGACGACGGGTATCAGGTGACGGCGGCCGCGCTGGCGAATATCAGCCGGCCGACACCGCACTCGCCTGATTCCCGCTGAGCCGATCCGCCAGCGCGTGAAAGCGCGCGCGACAGGGCGCTTCGACGCGGTTGTAAAGCGTGTGCGCGAGCGCGAACGACAAGTAGAAGAACACCGCGAGCACCATCATCTGATCCACTGGCGAGCGAAACGCGGCCGCCACGTGGATGAGCGCGCCGAAGACGCCATAGCTCAGGTAGAGGGAATAGGAGACCCGACCGAGGTACTGGAACGGGGTCGTTTGGAGCAGGGCGCATACCGGCCCCGCATCGGCGGACAGCGAGCCGACCAGAAGCGCGAACGCGATCGGTGCGACGAAAACCAGCCCGGGCAGTTGAAACGCGAACGCGATGATGAAGACGGCCGCCGCCAGCGCGACGCATTGCGCCGGGCCCGCGCGCAGCGCGCGAACCGGCGCGGAATCGCGAAATTCCGCAAGCAGGGCGCCGATGAAGAAGCCAGCGAGGCACCTGGCCCAGCCGTAGTCGTAGCTCAGGTCCATGCAGCGGTAGCCTGCCGCGCAGTGGTGCGGCACGAACGACGCCCAAACGGCCACCGCGTACCCGATGAGCGCCATCGCGCCGAACGCCGCCAGACGGAGCTTGCCGCGCGCGAACAGGCATAGTGCGCCGAACAGGATGTAGACGTAAAACTCGTCGCCGGTGCTCCAGCTGACCCCCGTCGAGAAGACATGATCGAACAGGTGAAGACCTTGCGACATCGTAAGCAACGAGGCAGTTTCCTGAACGGTCGGCAAAATCTTGGGTGCGACATGTCCCGGCGAGAATGATGCGACGACGCCCATCACCGCATTCGCCACGCAGTAGTTGAGGAACGACGTGACGATATGGGCGGGCCACAGCCTTCCGAACCGCCGCAGCATGAATGCCCATAGGCTGGGTCCGTCAGCCATCTTCGAGCCGTAGGCGCCGCAAATCACGAATCCGCTCAGGACGAAAAACAGGTCGACCGCGAGGTAGCCGCTGCGGGCGTAGGTCAGGCGGTGAAAATCCAGATCGACGTGGTAAAAAACGACCAGAAGCGCGGCCGCTCCGCGCAGACCATCCAAGGCCTTTACGGTTCGTTGCATGTCTCCCCCTCCCATTCGATACGGTCCCGTATTTTTTCCCATCGGCATTGGGCGGTGGCGCTCCTAAACGCCGCGCGGCTTACGCGGCAGCGGGTCAAGTCGCTCAAGCCAATCCCATCCAGCCCAACGATCGCCGGTGTGACGCAGGTGCGTGTAGCGCTTCAGCGAGGTCCAGCTTCGATGTCCCGAGACTGCGGCCACATGTGGGATATTCAGCCCCATTTCGAAAAGGCGCGACGTCCCCTCGTGGCGCAGATCATGGAAGCGCAGGTCGTCGATCGCGAGGAAGTCGCATGCGCGCGTGAAGCTCGCGCTGATCGACTTGTGGTTGTAGGGGAAGATCGGGCCACGCGCAGGCTTCACGGCCTCGACGATGCGCGCGGCTTCCGGCGGCAGATCACACCAGGTGTCGTTCCCAATCTTCTGGCCCGGATGCTTCATGTCCCGCACCAACACGCGGTCGCCCTCGTAATCCTCGACGCGAATCGTTGTGATTTCCTCCTGACGGCGGGTCGAGAACATGGCGAAGACGATGATCTCGCGCATCGGAATTGCCGCCCGCTCGCGCGCCTCCATCTCGGTGTAGTAGGTGAGGATGCGGTCGAGCTCGTCGCGAGTCGGGCGCCGATCGCGATTCTTCGAGCGGCCGGTGATGCCCATCTTCTTGGCGACGGTCACCGCGTCGTCGAACTCCTTTTCGTTCAGCGGGTAGCCCCACGCCGGCCGCGCGATGCGCACGATCGCGCCCAGATGGGACATGTAATTGCTGACGGTCTGCGGCTGGACCTGTAGCGAACTCGCGAACGCCTTGTAGTCCGGGCTCTTGATCTCGGAGCACCGCATCGATCCGATCGGCATTTCCTTGATCTTGTTGAGCACCTGCGTCTTCGTCTTGCCGAGCGCGCGCTTCGATTCCCTGGCGTATCGGTCGATCACGTCGGCGAGCGGCGGATCGTCCTGCTTCACCGTCTCCAGCGCGCCGGGCTGCCCGAGTTCCTTTTCGCGCTTGTCATGCCACGCGCGCGCCGCAGCTTCCCGGTCGAACGTCTTCGCCTCGGTATAGACAACCTTGCCACCTTCCTTTCGGCGGATCTGGACGGTGTAGCCTATACTTCCATCCTTGCGTTTTCTGGGGGTAATCGTGCCCATGATCTCTCGGTGCTACACGGCGAAAATCGGAGCTACATCGTAGCACTTTCGCGTAGGCATACCGGAAAAAGCAGGGTTACGCCGGGTCATATGACGGCCGGAAACGAGATGTAAGGTTATGAATTTTCAGGAAAAATCAATAAAATCAACGGGTAGGCGAGTTTCCGTTGCCCCGATGCTGGACTGGACCGACCGTCATTGCCGGTCGTTCCACCGCACGCTCACGCGCCATACGTGGCTCTATACGGAAATGATCACGACCGGCGCGCTGCTGTTCGGCGACGCGCAGCGCCATCTCGCGTTCACGCCGAGCGAATCGCCGGTCGCACTGCAGCTCGGCGGCAGCGAGCGGGACGATCTCGCGCGCGCCGCGAAGCTCGGCGAACAGTGGGGCTACGACGAAATCAACCTGAACTGCGGGTGCCCGTCGGAACGGGTGCAGCGCGGCGCGTTCGGCGCGTGCCTGATGAACGAGCCGCAACTCGTCGCGGATTGCGTGAAGGCGATGCGCGACGCCGTGTCGGTGCCGGTGACCGTCAAGCACCGGATCGGTGTCGATGCGGTCGAAGAGTATGAGTTTGTGCGGGATTTCGTCGGCACGGTTGCTGAGGCGGGCTGCGAGGTGTTCGTCGTGCATGCGCGCAACGCGATCCTGAAAGGGCTGTCGCCGAAGGAAAACCGCGAGATTCCGCCGCTCAAGTACGACTATGCATATCGGCTGAAGCGCGACTTCCCGTCGCTGGAGATCGTGATCAACGGCGGCATCAAGACGCTCGACGAGGCTGCGGAGCATCTCGAACACGTTGACGGCGTGATGCTCGGCCGCGAGGCGTATCACAATCCTTATGTGCTGGCGGGCGTCGATGCGCGGTTCTATGGCGCGAACGACGCGGCGCCGACGCGCGAGGAAGCGGAGGCGCGGTTGATCGAATATTGCGCGGCGGAGCTGAAGCGCGGCACCTACCTCGGTGCGGTCGTGCGCCACGCGCTCGGGCTGTATCGCGGCGTTGCGGGGGCGCGCGGCTGGCGGCGTGTGCTGTCGGACAACAAGAAGCTCGCGCGCGGCGACCTGGCCGTGTTCGACGAGGCGCGGGCGCATCTTTTCGCTGCCGAAGAAATTTTTGAAAAAAACGCTTGGCAAGATTAAAAAAGCTCCATATAATCTCATTTCTTCGCTGCTGAACAACAAAGCGACGCAGCAAAGAAGAAAGTAGTATCAGTGGTGGCTGTAGCTCAGTTGGTAGAGTCCAGGATTGTGATTCCTGTTGTCGTGGGTTCGAGTCCCATCAGCCACCCCAAAATTCTCAAGCAAAACAGGCACTTAGGTGCCTGTTTTGCTTTCCGCGATGTGAATTTCGGAACGGAAAACCGAATTTCGGAATTTACTCCGTCGCACTCGCGGCCTTTACCTTCCGCCTATCGTAGTGCCGGTGTGTTGTGCTCGGGTTCGCGTGTGCGGCGAAATCGTATGCGTCGGCCGACCGATTCTCAAGCTTCGTCGTGATCGCGGCAGGGCGAATATCCAGCATCGAGAAGTAGTCTGGATGCTTCGTCAGCATCAGTTCCATACCTCCCTTGACCGGCCGGTTGATTCGGTTCGCGATCCGCTGCGCCGCCTCGCGCATCTTCTTCACCTCGAATTCCTGCGCAATCTCCGCGTCGTACTCGCCGATGAAGGTGTACATCGCGTCTTGCCAAACTGACGCCCATCCGCTTTTCGAATACATCTGCCCCTTGCGGTTAGGGAAGAGGAACTGGCTCTCGACCTTCCGGCCGCGCTTCGCTCGCTCGACGACGGCGCGAAGCCGCGGCGACCAGTGCCGGAGCTTCACGGTCTGCGCCTCACCTTTCTTGCGCTTTGCACCGATGACACGCACGCCGGCGTCCGTCAGTCCAGACATGTCGTACGGGCGAACCTCGGCCGCCCGGAACCCCGTGAGGTAGCAGAACATCGCGGCAAGACCCATCGTGCGGTAGGCCTGGTCTTGGCGCAGCGCCCACAGGTAGAAGCGCAGCACGTGATGCCGCTCGATCGCGCGCACGCCCGTGTTGTCGCAGTGCGGGCAGTGCGGCGTCAGCTCCGGATACAGCATCTGGCGCAGGCGCTCCGGCCGCGCCGCCGCGCGGGTCGCGAACACTTCGATGTCGGTCAGCACGGCTTGCCTCCTGCGCGATCGGCTTCGATTGCGATGTCGATCGCTTCGTGAATCTTCCAGTCGAACTTGTCGGCATCGATGTCAGCCTCGAACTTCTCGCCGGCGGGGTCGTACAGATCGATCCATCCGGCACCGTTCTCCATGCACAACTGCATCTCCCAGCCTTCGGGAAGCTCCGCGCAGGCGCGCTGAATCGGGTCGGTGTTGTAGGCCGGGTTCCAGTGGCGCGGCTCGGCGGCCGGTGCCGGTTTCGCGACGTTCTCCCGCACGATGGCGTACGCTTCGGCCGCGAACTGGCGGAACACCGCATGCATCTCCGGCGGGAAGTCGGCGACCGGCGGCGGCACGAGCCCCGTCAACTTGCCAATGAACCGCGCGCATACCTCGAGCAGCGCAGGATTGAGATCGTCGGGCAGCGTGTTATGCGACAT